AGAAAGCAAGACCTTTACTGTATATATAAACAGGTGCTAGGCTCGCTCCGCTTTGTGCACGAAGCGAGAGCCTTGGCTGGACTTGCAGGGGTAATCTGCGGGAACGGTGACCAGCCGTGATGTTGACGCATCTCGACTGGTCGCTCTTTTTCACTTTGCTGCTGGGAGTCTTTCGGCTCAGGCCAAAACCTTCAAAGCACGCTCGTACAGCATTTGCCGATCTGCCTGGCCATTGGTGCCGCCATTGATGCGTTTGGTGATCGTCAGGAGGTCGCCTTTATCCGCCAAGGTATTGAGTCCAGCACGGTGCCAGAACCAACCTGCCGACATGGCTGCATGCTCTGGGCGCTCCAAAAGTTCGGGATGCTCGAGCAGATCCAGCCCTAACGCCTCTGCGCAAGCGGCGTAGTTGTCTCGCCCGGTGACCTGAATAAGCCCCCTGCCCCGATAAAGCTGACCGTCGTCATCGTCCTCAGGCGTGTTACCAAGCCGCTCGGCCAGCCGACCGGTGTCGTACTTGTCGAGATATTGATCGCTGCCCAACTCGCGCACGTAGCGGAGCTGGCCGGACTCGTGCCCTACCTGCGCCAGAAACGCAGCCATGCGCAATTTGGTGACGATGGCGTATTTGCTCATCGCAACGTTTAGGACAGGAACAAAAACGCCAGCTCGGGAGCTGGCGTTGGGGAGGATCTGCAGCAACTGCTGCGTGGTAATCGACATGCGTGGTTCTCCTGATGAGTAGATGTTGAGCTAGTGGGTTAAAGCTGTACGACCTTGACCGGTTTCTTCTCTTTCTTTTTCTTGCCTTTCGCCTTGGCCTTACCGGACTTCCCACCGTTGCATTCAATGGCCGTGGTCCAGCCAGACTGGGTGAAGACCTGTTCAACCGAGTCAACCAGGTACTCGCCATCGAGGCCGACTTTGAAGTCCAGTGCATTGATCATCCGCTCGGCGAACAGATCGGTGCGCCCCGCCATTTCCAGCCGAACACCTGCGGTACTGCGATTGAATGCCGCGAGGCGCGCCTTGGCTGCCTGTTCAGCGGCGGACTTATTGGGGTGAATGTGGCGGTCGGTATGAACAGGCGGGAGGCCGTTAGGGGATTGATCGTTGCTCAGCTCAACTACCTGAAGCTTTCCAGTTTTCTTATCCAGATGCTTGGCCTGGACGGCTTTCTGTGTGGTCTTGTCGCTGAGGCGAAACTGCCAGCGTGCCACGTCGTGACGACGGATCGTTATCACCCCCAGGGCCTTACCGCTCGCGCTCAATCCGTCTTGCCGAGGCAGCACCAGCAGCTTACCGTCGGCAACTTTCGCGGTGCAGTCATACTTCTTGGCCACCCGGGTGATGAAGTTGTAATCCGACTCGTCGAGTTGATCGACGCGAGGCACTTTTGTCGTGACGGTACACACCGGTTTCCAACCATTACGAGCAGCAACATCGCTGACTATCTGCTGCAGGGTGACATTCTCCCAACTGCCGGATCGGGTGGTCCGACCGCTGCCGCGCATATCGCTGGCCTTGCCGCGTATGACCAACGTATCGGGAGGACCGGACGCCTCAATGTCATCAACGGTGTATAGACCCAGTCGGGTCAGTCGATGCCCTTCGTAACCGAGGTAAATCTCGATGTCCGCACCGCGCGCAGGAAGGGAAACGGCACGATCCCTGTCGTCGATGCGCAGCTCAAACTCATCTGACTCCATGCCAGGCTTATCGCTTGTGCGCAGCAGCAACAAACGGTCGTTGATCAACGCCGTAATGTCGGTGCGGTCCGCAACGATTCGGAATGCAGGCTTCATGAGACCTTCTTAATAGCCATGGCAAGGCATGACGGACTCACCAGAATCCGCCGCCGAGTGTTGATAAAAGTTGGATGTGAACCGGCTGCCAGCTAGCCCCAAAGCTGAATCACTTCCTCGGTCTGGGTGAGCAGATCCGGCAACAGGATCTGCACCCCCACCCGATACGGCTGAGGCTCATCGGCCAAGCCCTGATTTGCGTCCAGCACCGCCTCAACGCTACCGTTCAGGTGCCCGTAATACTGGTGGCAGATGGTGTCCAACAGATCTCCGTCAGACGTTCTGCAGATCGTCGCCATAGCTTACAAACTCCAGTGAAAAGCCCTGTCTGCGGGGAATACCTCCGGCGAGCAGGTTGCTCTGTTCTTCATCTACACTGAGCAGGCACCAGTTGCCCAACACCTCGCCGTAACCAGTTGTGAGACTCAGCGGCTGCAAGTTGCGCCCCATGCTGCGCAAGGTATCCAGTTGCTTGAGACCGCCCTTGAAGCCGGGGAAAATAGCGCCCTTCAAACTCAATTTGTCGTCGCCCAGACCGACTGCCTGTTGCGCAATGCTGCGCGTCAAACGCTCTTGCCCGGACCAGCGGAACGCAGTCTGCCTACGCAGTTCATCGAACGCAGCCGTGTCCAGGTTGAAGTAGTAAGGCTGGGACTCGGGCTTGAGCGGCTGGATGATCAGCAGATGCGGAAACGGTTTCACCGCCTCGGAAGCCGGTGTCATCTGCGTTGCAAAGCTGCCCGTCGGTACGATGTTGCCCAGCGCTGGACTGACACTCCCGGCCATCCGATTGATGGCGGCACCGGCTTTGGACGCTTGCTCTTTCAACGTCCCCAGGCGCTCTTGCACCTGCGCCGCCGCACTGGTCGTCTGCCCGTACATCGCCGCCACCTGCCCTACCTTTGACTGCGCGGCACTTATGCCCCGCATGGTGCGTTGCAGCTTTTCCCCGATGGCCGGGCCAATGAACGGTATGTTCTCCAGCTCTGACGCGGCCCCTGTCATATCGCCTACGGCCCCAGTCAAGGGGCCAAGCATGTCGTCCAGACTACGGCGTCCCACCTCTCCTGCTGCAATCAGGTATTTCAACGATGACTGCAGCTGTTCTGCGTAAGCCATGATTTTTCCTCACCCTACGTGCGGGGCATCAAACAATTGGCGGGCAGATGCTTGCCGACTGAACTCTTCGAACTGACGCTGAAGGTACGGTGCGATCTCCCGCGCCAGTTGTGCCGGGTCCTTCACATCGCCCTGCACACTCACAGGCATATTCGGCGAGAAGGTGAATTGCTGGTCGACCTTGGTGGGTTCAGGCTTACTCTGTTCGGCAGCCTTGACGACAGCAGGCAACGCCAGCGGAGCGGGTGCTACCGCCGCCATCGCTTTGACCACATCGCCAGGTGCAGCAGAAGGTTTGGCATCACCGGTCTTGTCAGCGATGGCTGCGGTTTTTTCATCAGAGCCAAACAGCGCCTTGCCTAAAAAACCACCGATATCCTGTCCGCCCATGCCACCAAGAAAAGCACCGACCGCACCTCCGATAGCCGTACCGATCACCGGAACGATAGAGCCAATCGCAGCACCTGCCGCACCGCCTGCCAGTGCGCCGGCCAACCCCCCCGCAGCCCCGCCATAACCTTCCGCTTTCTCGTCCTGGGTCTCGGCGTTTTGGTACGTGTCCAGAGCGAGCGTGCCCGCATCCAGAAACTTCGCGCCTGGGAGCATCTTGGCAACGCCGCCCAGTTTTCCTGCTGCACCAGCCAACCGCGCCAGTCGGCCTGCTGGTACAGGAGGAGCTGGCGGCAGCGGAGGCGGAGGAGCTCCTGCCGCACCGACCAGCCGCGCCAGTCGGCCTGCTGGTACAGGAGGGGCTGGCGGCACCGGAGGGCGCGGAGGTCCTGCGCGTCGACCACCAGCACCACGCCGACGGCCGCGTCGTGAGCGACGTTGATCACCCGGTGCATCCGAGCCACCACCGAACGCACTGGCGTTGACCACAAAGACCTTCTGCGGCTCAGAGCTTCTACCGCCCTTCGCACCATCAGAGTCGTTGCCACCCTCACCAAACAGATCGAGGATCTTCAGGCCGGTATCGACCGGGTCAAAGCCGGTCTTGCCGCTTTCCTCTGCGTCGTCATCAGCATCGTCATCGCTACCCTTGCCGTCAGCATCAGCTTTGTCCTTACCCTTAACTTTTGCTTTGTCCTTGCCTTTAAAAGCTTTGAGGCCGGTTTCCAGCAATCCTTTGACTGCGCCGACCTTCCCTTCGGACTTATCGTCTTTGTCGCCAGAGTTGGTGACGTAGACTTTCTGTACCTTGTTCGGATTGCCGCCCAGTGCGCCACGTCCGAGATTGAGCAGCCCCTTACCAATTTTGAAAGCACTGGCCGCAGACTTCAGCGCGACCAGCCCTCCGCCGAGTAGCGCAATGGCAAGAACGACAGGTTTGGCATTATCAGAAAGCGTTGTAAATTCCTTGGCGGTTGCGGTTATACCCTTCGCAACCGCATCAGTGACCGGCCGTATCGCGTCACCAATGCTGCGCATGGAATCGTTGACGGCCTGGAACGTCTCGGCCCAGATCTGCGACGATGCACCACGGCGCTCGGCAAGGTTCTTGTCGAGGATCCCCGAAGCATTCTGTGAGTCCTTTTTCAGCTGCTCATACAGCCCGCGATTCTGCGTGTAAGCAGTCAGTGCAGCCTTGACCTGCATGTCGGCAAACAGATCGCCAGTGCGCAGCGCCTGCTCCAGCGAATCCAGCATCTCTTTGGCTTTGGCCGGATCAACCTCCTTACTGATCTTGGCCGTTGCCTCCTTCATTTTTTTGGCTTTTTCAGGGTCTGTCTTTTCGATGTACCGCTGGGCCAGCGCAAAGCTGGACTCAAGGGTCGACATGCCTTTTTGGATACCGGTGTTCAGCGATCCCTGATAATCGATACCGACGTCTTTGTACGACTTCACCACATCGGTGGAGCCGATCTTCTCCATCCAGTTCTTCAGGTTGTTGGCGGCCTCATCCGAACCACCGGCCGTTTTCATCTGGACCTGCAGCATTGCGCCGAGCTGGCTCACCGAATCCATGCCGGTGACACCCAACTTGCCCATGCCCGCCAGCAACTGCGGAAACCAACGCGCCATGTCACTGGCCTCAAAGCTGCCCGCCTGGCCCTGCATAGCAATTGCCTCGAGGGCTTTTTCCATGACCTTGGGGTCGGTGATCTTGGCGTTCTGCTGCAGCGCCTGAATCATGTTGGCCGTATCGTTGCCACTGGCCCCCTGCCCGACCGCAAACTTCGCTGCCACTGGCGCGTACGACATTGCCTTGTCCAGGTTCATGCCCGCGCCGACCAGCTTGTTGACCAGGTCGGCCACGTCGTTACGTGCCATGCCTGTGTCCTGCGAGGTTTTGATCACCGATGTAGTCAGCTCCGCTTCCTGCGGCTGATTCGCTACACCGGCCTTGATGGCGATGTCCCGGATGATTGCCTGATAGTCGGCACTGATCTTGGTTGGCACAGCCATTGCGCCCACACCGGCGACGGCGGTGCCGATCCCCGACTTTAGCCCGGCCTTGCCCTGCTCGATCTGTTGATGCCCCTTGACCTTGAGGTCCATGCTTCTGGCCACACGGTCAAGGGATTGATATTCCTGCCTGAGCTTACCGACCTGAACGCCCTGCTTACGCAGCGTGTCGAGGTTGGTCTCAAGCTTGCGCAGCAAACCAGAGGCCGATGCAGCACCACTGTCGTGCGCTTTCTTCCACTCATCACGCAGGCGCATGGTTTCGCCAATCGTGTTTCTCAGCACCTTGGCCTGATTACCGCGCTGCTCCAGCTTCTTGATGCGGTTTTCAACGGTGTTGAACGCCGTACCCACAGTCGGGCTGACAGCGCCGCCAATCACCAGGCCCAATGCCAGATTGTTCGCCATCACTCACCTCTGATGTTGGGATGGGCTCAGTCCGTGAGCCACCAGATCATGTCCGAGAAAGACATGGACATGATTTCCGCCGACGAAAAACCCAGCTCTTTTGCGAGCCGCTTCGCCGCGAGCCTCTGCAATGCGGGATCAAAGCTCGTCGTCGCGCACCAAGCGAAAATAACCGGCCTGCAGGCGGCTGTAGTCTTTGAGGGACAGCCCTTCAAGATCGCGGACGCCCATCTCGGCCAGGGATGCAAACAGGTTCAGCTCGCGCTGTTCGTCGTCGCCGTTGGCAGCTGCCTGGGCGGTGCGCACATCACGCACGGTAGGTGCGCGCATGGTGATGGTGTCGATCTGAACGCTATTGACCTCGGCAGGCTTGGTCAGCTTCACCGACACGCTCTCGGCCGTCAGGGTCATCCACTTCGGATTGGTATTTACTTGAGACACAGGATTTATCCTTCTATCAGAGGCCAAGGGCCGAACGTTCTGCCGCGAGTTGATCGACACCGTTGATCACACGCTTCATGCCCAGCGCATCGATCTCGTAGACCACCCGGCCATCCACTTCCAGCTTGTAGTAAGTGAGCGCGACCGCGTGTTTGATCTCGGCCTTGTCACCTGCTTTCCAGTCCCCCATGTCGACCTCTTTGAGTCGACCACGCTGGGTCACCACGACCGGGGTGATCTTGCCTTTGAGCCCTTTAAAGGCACCACGGAACACACCGTTGAAGGCCGTGCCATCCGCCAGACCGAAGAACTTCAGGGACTCGCGACGCACGCCCGTGGTGGTGAAGTTGGACTCCTGCTTTTCCATGCCCATGTCCAGCTCAACCGGCAAGTCCATGCCACCGCCACGGTGCTCTTCAGTCTTGAGCGTCATCTTGGGCAGGGTCAGGCTGGGGACGTCGCCCTGAAAGCTGACACCGTCCACGAACAGGTTCAGGTTGCTCAGTGTTTCGGGAATCATTGCCATCGTTGCAGCTCCTTAAGCGGCAGAGTCGAGCACTTCGGTCAGCCATTGATTGGTGACTTCAACGCGGAAGTTGGGGTTTTCGGCAGGCGGCACGTCGGTGAAACGGATGTTCCAGTACACCTTGCCCTGCTCCAGCTGGCTGGCCGTGTTCAACTCGGTGTCCGCGAACACTTCAAAGTTGATGATCGCGCCCTGATTCTTCAGGTCACGCATGAACGCCTGCAGGCCCTCGGTCACGTCCTTGACGTAGGTGGCAGTGATCGAGCGGTCGACCGCCCATTTGTGCCCGTAGAGGATTGCGTCCATGACGATGTCCATGGTGCGCACGCGGGTCACGAACGCCCATTTGGGATCGCTGCTGAGCGTGCGGTTGCCCCACAACCGATAGCCGTCGTCGCGGATGATAGTGGCGATATTGGCGTTGTTGAGCAGGTTGGCCCGGCAGGTTTCGTCACCGTCCAAAAACTCGATGGGCCGCTTGGTGCCCGTGATGCCTGCAAACTCCTTGTTCGACGGCGAGGCCCAGAAGCCGTACTCCGCGTCGGTCCAGGCGAACAGGCCCGCGACCCAGGCAGAGCCCGGCGCATCAACCGTCTCGCTGGCCGTCGTATCCCAATACTTGACACCGGGGTCGACCATGAAAGAGCGCTTGCCGCCGAAGTTCTTGGCATAAGCCATGACCGCTTCGTCTGTGGTGTTGGGGCCATCGAAGATCGGCAGCGCCCGCAGCTTGTCCGCAAGTGCAGCCATAGCGGTGCCGACCGCCAGAATCGAGCTGTGCTTGGGCGCGATCAGCAGTCGTGGTTGGGCATTGAAGCGGCTCTTGCCGTCGAGCAGTGCCTGGAGCCCGGTACGTGTGCCATCGGCTTTGACACCGCCGATGATGGCAGAGGTTTGCAGGGCAGCATCGTCCAGCTTGGCAACGCCGCAGGCGACGATCACCGCCTTGGCCCGCACATAGATCGCCTGACAGGCTTTGGTGATCGCCGAGTCAGGACCAAACGCTGCAATGGCTTCACGCTCGGAAGTGATCAGCACCAGGTCATTAACCTTGGCGCTGTAAGCAGGCGCTTCAGTGAACGTATCCACCAAGCCAATGATCGAGGACGTGGGTAACGAGATGGTGCGCGCGCCGGTGTCGACGTTCGTGACAGTCACGCCGTGGAAGAAACTCATGGGACGATCTCCAGAAACGAAAAAACCCCATAAGAGGGGTTGTGGATGCAACGGTGGAAAAGTAAAAGCCTCGTCAGGCGGGGCGCTTACTCGATAGAGGTGGTAAGCCAGGCCGGTGACGGTGGTCGATGTTCTACCAGCGGGAACTCACCCGCTTCTGGCCAGCGACGCAGGGCCGTTCGATAGGCCTGTAGCTCGGAGTATTGTTCGGCGGTTAATGTGGTTTCAGTCGCTGCTTCGACCTCATCACGATGACGGGAAACGACACCGTCAGTGGCAGAGAGCTGTACATCTCGCCATGCACGCTCAATCTCTGCCAACACTTCAAGAGAGGGCGGCGGCGGCTCGATCAGCATCGGATAGCCGTCAGCATCCCACCCGATTTCCTTACCCTCGCCCTGACCGGCCAGCAACGCTGCGTGAACCTCGACAGAGATTTCGACCGCGTCAGCGGGGATCGCAGGATCAATACTGATATCAAAAAAACCACGCGCAGACTTCGAAGCAAACATAGACCTTTCCTCAGTATCCAACGCTTATATAAGTAAATGCATCGGGGTAAGCGGCAGCAGCATTGCGATACTTGAAGCCAGAGGTGTTCAGATAATTGTTATGGAAGGATACGTTTCCTTCGTTCTGACCAAATACCAGTGCAGCTACAACGTTGGGAAAATTGATTGGAAACGTAATCAGTTGATCCGCTCCATTCACAAGGACACTGCCCCACTGAGTGATCAAGCCGCTTTGACTTTTTTCATATCCATTAGGTGCCAGCACTGCCTGACCTGAGCCACCTACCGCAATCCATGCACTACCAGATGAGATGAACTCGCACGTCACGGCCGAACTGAACTTGAGGGTCGGCGAACCACTTGGCAGGCTGTTAGGTCCGACGAAGTTGCCGTTGGCCGAAGCAATTGTGACGTTATTAGCCTGCGATCCTGTTTGAATGACAAAACGACTGCCAGGCGGCAGCGCTTTCAGGTCGGGCAATGTCAGGGTTATGCCCGAAGTAGACGCATAGATGTACTTACCCATGTCGGCAACGGTCAAAACAGTACTGGCACTAAAATCGGCATAACCTGCCAGATTGCCTTGCGCCTGCTGGACGAACTCTGTTGTGGCCATGCGCAGTGAACGGTCAAGCTTGGGCGGGGTGGGTGCGGTCGGAAGCCCCCTGAATTCGGGCGACAGTAGTGGCGCAAAACCTTGGGTCACATTCTGAAAGGTCAACGCAGTGGTACCCAGCACGATAGGGCCGTCTGTGACCAACTGCCAAAGGGTATCGGCGTGCGCCGATCCGCGTTCAACCGCCACAAGCATGGCGGACGTCACTTCTCCGGAGCCGTTTGCATCCTGCGCCCGTGCCCAGGCGTTGGCCGCAGCCACGTAGATGCCATTCTCGCGGGCTGCCGCCTGAGCCTTAACCAGCACCCGATCACCAACCGCAAGAGGCACACCGTCGCAGGTCTGCAGGCCAGACAGCGCCACATCTGCAGTTGTCGCTGCCACCACCGATTGCTTGTTGTCGAGCTTGTGAAGCTCTTCGAGAATTTTCGAGTCAACGTAAGACCGGCTTGCAAGCACCACTGTCGGATCCACGCGTAACTCGACGTTGCTGGTGTTGCTGACGATCAGGTTGATTCGCACCACCTGTGTGCGTCCAGAGCCCTGAGCCAGCAGCGGTTTAAACGATGGTGCGCAGTTCGCGACGGCCACCATGTCACCGTCCGTATCGTACAGGGCGATTTCCCGAATCCAGAAACCGCCCACCTCGGCCGGAATGACCTGCTCCGCGACGATGATCGCGTTATTGGCCGGATCGACCTTGAGCTGGTTCAGCGGAGCGCGGCGCACTTCGTTGATGAGCTGTTTCTGCTTGACGCTGGGAATGGGGTCGGTGCCATTGGCATCTCCAACGCCCATCTGGCTGATTTTCCACGGGATACCCAAGGCGTCGGCATTGGCCTGTTTGGCCGCACCCACCTCTGTCAGCGTGGCAAAAAACTGTGAGTTCTGATCGATCATGCAAAGACATCCAGAGTATCGATTGTGGTTTCACGTCCACCCAGTCCGACACGCCCAGTGACCTGGATATCACGCGCAACAGGAGGGTAAACATCAATTTCATCACCTTCATTTACGGACGCGCAGATATAAATCCGACCGGTCGTTTCAAGGCTTATTGCCAGTTCAAGCAGGTGGCGGCTGACAGGCTTGGCGTCATCAATCAGGGCCGTCAGCTCCAGATACATTTCCTCGGTAATGCCGGTGTCCAGCACCCCGACTTTCAGAGCAAACGTTCCCGGTATCCCCTCCGGCACCATTTGCCACCATTCCTGCACGTCAATCAGGTAGCCCAGCGGCTCGACCACACGACGGATCGCGCCAATCGTGCCTTTGTGCTGGTGGATATAAAATGATGCGGCAATGGCAGCGCGCTTGACCGGCTCGGGCCAGTTCTCGTCCCAACGATCTACTGAGCAAGCCCAGGCCAGGTGGTAGAGCAAGTGCGCGGGACAGGTCTGAGGGTTGTATAAAGTGCGCAATGGAATCTGGGTCACTTCATCCGTCGCAACTTCAATAGCGCGCTCAAGCGGAGTGCTGTTGAGGGGGAGTAAGCTGGTCATCTCAACTCCCCCGCGTCACAGTGAATGCTTCGCACCAGGCTGCCTGCGCCTTCGTCGGACGGATATCGGTCCAGCCCTGCAGATCAACCCGGCTGACACCGCTGATGTGCAACTGCGCATCTACGCCTGAACGAGCAACCTCAAGGCCCAGCCTTCTTCGGGGATTGATCCAGTCTTGCAGACGGCTTTTGCATTCGGCCAAAGTCGCCTCGGTTTCAGGACCACTGCCCGTCATGTGAACGACCGCATTGATTCGGTAGGTCAGGATCTCTGCGCTCTGTACTGTCAGGCGATCCGCCAAGGGACGTACATCATCGTCACTGAGGTTGAGCCGAACGATCTCCAGCAGATCCTCACTGGCCACACCGCTACCTTCAAGCGCGAGCACCGTGACGACCACCACGGCTGGAGAGGGACTCTCAGCGGTTGCGTCGGCCACCAGCGCCGACGCATTACGAGCATGCAGTATGTAACTGTTTCGCGGCCCCGCCGTGGTCAGACCTTCATAGGCCAGCTGAACCCGCTCCTGCAGGGCGTCATCTTCCTCCATGACCGCAGCGGTAGGCGGCACAACGTTCGGATCAGCTGCCTGAATCTCCAGACGCTTGAGGTTAACGTTGGCTGCCAACTGATCAAGATCCCCTTTTCGGGCATAGGCCAGCAGCAAAGCCTTGGCCGCATCGTTGACTCGAGCGCGGTTCTGAAGCCGCCGATAAGCGCCCAGCTCAAGCAGTTTTGTCACCGGGTCACTTTCCAGCAAGGCGCTCCAGTTATCGCCCATGTACTCACGAAATGCGCTCAGCTCTCCCTGATAGACCTCTTCAAAGTCCAGGTCTTCGAGCACCTGGGGCGCGGGCAGCGCCGACAGTTCGATCAGGCTCATGCCGTTACCTCCAATACTGCGTTGTCACCGAGGTAGGTGCCTGTCAATTGCAAGGTGACTTGTCCGTTCAGAACGGCGATCACCCTCACCCGCTCAAGGCGAAGGCGCGGCTCCCAGCGTGAAAGCGATCTTGCTACCTCGGCCTGCACGGCGCTCTTCCAACCATCATTGACGGGCAAGTCCACGAATCGCCTGATCTTGCTGCCGTACTCTGGCAGCATGCGTCGGCTGCCAATCGGTGTAGTGAGGATGTCTTCAATGGACTGCCGCAGGTGCGCCAGGCCGGAGACGGGCTGACCGGTTCGGCGATCCATTCCGATCATGGCTTACTCCAACGGCTCAAGGTCGGGATGAGTGCTCAGACACTGCACCGCGACCGCGTCATCTGCCAGCGCGGTGACAATGCCTTTGACGACCTTCAGTGTGCGGTCATCCGGCAGGATCAGCGTGCGGGAGGTATAAAGCTTGTCTCGAAAAGTTCGAACCGCCACCTGGCTGGCGGAAGGTGAAGCGGGCCGAGCTACCGGTGCGGCAGCAGGCATGACCTGAGTGGGTTGAACGGCCAGCTCATCGCCAGAAGTCTTGTCGGTTTTTACTGTCGCCATCAGATATCTCCAGACATTAAAAAGCCCGCAGTGCGGGCCGGGTCAGTGCTTGTGATTCGGGGTGTTGCCACCCGTGTCGATAATCTGCCCGCCGCCATGGATATCACCGACTACGGCGAGCGTTCCGCTGATCGTGACATTGCCATCCAGCGTGATCGTGGCTGCCTTGGCAGTGATCGTTCCGGAGGTCGCAGTGATGGAGTCGTCGGTCACAACGGCCGAGCTGGCTCCGACTGTGACAGTCACCGTTCCCGAGGGCAGATCAATTGTGTAAGTGTTGGCCTGCCAGTCGTAGATCAGGGAGCCGCCGTCGTCAAAGCGCCAGACTTCGACATGGTCGCGGTTATCAGGCTGGGCACCCGCATTGCCATAGAGCCCCGGAATGAACGTGCCCTGCGACACGTCGCCGCTGGCACTGAACAAGGTGCCCTGCTCACCAAGGGTCGGTGCCCGCCAGTGTCGCGCCTTGCCCGCCGCTACGCTATGCCAGCGCACCCAGGCGCTAACCCAGTCACCATCTGAAACGCGGCATACCGGAGGTGATGCGGTGAGGTCCAGCGCAACGACGCAGCAGTCCTTCACCACACCGGCCAGCATGCGGTCATGTTCAGCCAACGCGAAACTCATCACATATCCTCAGGCGATTGGTACTGGTTTTCGTTATCACGTCCGGTGTCGGGACTGAACGCGAACACCAGCGTGCCGGGCGGCTCATTTGGCCACGGCCATTCCTCCTCGCCGAGGTAGATCCCTTGAGTCCACTCGACGACCCAGACGGCGTAGCCGTCCAGCTCGGGACGCGACCAGTCCTGCGCGGCCCGGACAAACTCGGAAGGCTCGACTTCAAGCCCCCAGGTTTGCAGCCTAAGCAGGACAGCAAGTTGCGAGGCTGCAAAGGCTGCCTGCTGCTGACATTGCTCGCGCTCTGACCCAACAATGACCCGTGCTTCGAACCGGGCAATTAAGGCCGTTTCCCCGGTGCCCTGATCAACGCCTGGCTCCAGCTCCACCAGTTCAATCAGCACGGCTGGCACAGCGACCTGCTCAAGCATGTCAGGCATGGTACCGACGTACTCAAGCCCGACTATCGCGGCCCTGATGTGTAGCTCAATCGCTTCGTAAAGCGAATCGAGAGTGAACGCTTGGTCAGGCACGGGCAGTTCCTTTCAGATACTTCTGCAGCTCGTAGTTGAATTCCTGCTTGAGGATCTCCAGCAGGCGCTCATCAGCACGTTTCACCCAGCTATCGAAATGCGGCCTCGCCTCTTCAAGCGATACCTTGGCTTTAGCCAGCGGGAAGCGGCTGCCGTTTTCTTCGATAAAACCGGAGCGACGTTTGCCTTGTCTTGTCTCGGCATACGCACCTGAGTCGAAGTGCTTGCTCGCGGTGCGGATCCAGATATCGGGACTGCCGCCGTAAACCGTTTTGAAGAACGCGCCCTGATAACCGCGACCGGCAACGGATACGCCGGTACGGCTCTGCCGCGCACGACCGATACGGCTGGCAGAAATGGCATCCAGACCGAACCAAAGCTTGCCGCGCATCGTGCCACCGCTGACCGGGTAGGCCCGAAGGCGTTGCCGAACAGCCGTGACCGCGATGCGCTCTTGTCGCCCGACTGCCCTGGCGATGTGCGTGCGCAACCAGCGTAAAGTTTTGTTGATGGCTCGACGCTGGGCCGCGACCGCCGCTTTGGGAACCGCTGCAGCAAAGTCCTTGAACGCTTCCAGATCAGCCGCAGAAGGCTGCAGGGTGATCATGCCGTCCTTGGCCGATTGCTTGTAGAAGCTGCCAACACTCATGGGTTAATCCTCAAGACCAGCGTGATCAGTCCATCGCCACCGGGCTCCATACGCACCAAGGTGTACAGCCCACCGCCGTCTGGCTTGGGCAGATCCACCCGCACCTGCTGTCTCTCATGTACGCCTTCAGAGTCTGCGACACGAATGACCAGGTGCGGCTCGCGCAAACCAGTGTTGATGCGCCCCAGCTTGGGTTGCAGCCAGGGTGCCGAGAACATGCCTGACACCTCGCGCCCCTCAATAAATGCCGTGTCGCTCAACAGATCGAACACGGCGTCATCAAGGGTTTCGATCAGCTCTCGAAACGCCATGGCTACAGCGTCAGGCGGATCTGCGCCCGAGGTCGGGTGCACAGGTGCAGCGGGTTAGACTGCGCTTCACCGGCAACGCCCTTGCCGAATGGCAGCGTTTCGAGCTTGCTGTAGTACGGGATACCCTGCGTGTTGACGGTCTCCATGTAATCGGCCGGCGCGAAGGCCGAGATGTACAGGTCCGGCACGCCCTCAGGCACAAGCAGCGCCTCGTCGTCATTTACGAAAGCGATACCGGCGACCTTGCCACGGTAGCGCTCCCAAACGATGCCACCGAACTCGAAACTTTCGCGGGCATCACCACGCAGCTCCGACGCCTGCGCCGAGTTGAGGTAGGTCTCTTTGACCGACTTGTGAACGATCAGCTTGTTCCAGAAGTTCTTGCCGCAGAACGCGCGCGAGCCGGTGCTGGTAACGCTGCCGAGTGCGTCCTCCTGCATGTCCAGCGCTTCGCCCGCTTTGACGCGCAACTCGGTGCCTGCGTCGTTCAGGCCCATGGACAGACTCTGACGCTGGACACCAAAGGCCGCGTAGATGTCCAGCAGCACGGTTTTGCCATCCGCATCCAGTACCTGGCCATTGAGCGCGCCCATGCGCTGAAACTCGTGGGTGGCGTCGAGCTGACGGCGGGCACGGGCCAGCCGGGTGTTGATCACGTCCTGAACAGCCTGCAGTTCGGTGCGGGAACCGAATGCACGAATGCCTTGAATCTCATCCGCCCGGATCGTGAAGCGCTCCGGCAGGTGGACGGTGTTGAACGGAATCATGCGACGCTTGGTGCTAGTGACGACAAGACCAGAGCTACCACGCTCACCGGCCGGGACCAGCGCCAGGGTGTCACCATCTTTTTCGATCTGCACGGTCAGGGTCGCGATGCCCTCTTCCTGAAACAGGCCGAGGCCGCTGATGCGACCCGGCAGGTAAGGTTGCTCGTTGATGGCAGCGGTAAGCGTGGCGACGCTGAATGCTTCGTCGTCGAAAATGGCGATATCGGCCATGGGGGTATTCTCCAGAAAAACGAAACCCCGCAAATGGCGGGGTCGGATAAACGAAAATGAATCAGGGTTTGTGGCCGATAGATCGATCAGCGAAGGATGATGAACTGCTTAGCCAGGGCCTTCTCAGCGTCCAGATCCAGACCGGTCAGTAGCGTTTCAGCAACCTCGGCCAGCCGCACCACGGCGCGACCACGACGAACGATGTCCGACTCAGGAAGCGGTGCGAAAAGAATCGCTGTGGCGATCTCGCTGCCGTCTTCGGCGGCCGGGTCGTAAGGGGCGAACTCACCTGACGCTGTCACCAAGCCAAGCAACTGGCCCGCATTCAAGGCCTCGCTGGCGGCCACGTTGATCGACTCTCGCGAGATGTTTCCGGGACCTTCGGAAAGAAGGAATTCACCGGCATGGATAGGCTCCATTTTGATGGTCATGGACGTGCTCCTGTAGAGGTCGTTTTCTTGCCACCCTGCGCCGCCCTTCGGGCCGCATAGATGTCGTGGTGATCGGGTTGTTTGGCCTGGACCTTGGCCGGTGGGTCGTCCTGCAGCGGCAAGCTGTTATCGATTTCAAAGCCCTTACCGCTGCTGACCAGCTTTTCAAACAGACGTGCCTGCACGGCCTGCTTGTCCAAACCTGCACTAACGAATTCGGCGGTCAGCTCTGGCAAGCGAGCCGCAACACAAAGGTCGCGTACCCCCTTGGCCTGGATGATCGCCGCCTGCACCGTTGCTTGGTCGGCAAGCTTGGTGGACGCAATCAATGGCTCGATCAAGTTGTTGATGCCCGCCGCGCCGCAGGCTTTCGTAATCATCAACGCCAAGGCGGATGCATCAGCCGGTTCAGGATCAGTTGGCGGGTCAGTTGGTTCTGGTTCGGGTTCGGGTTCGGGTTCGGGTTCGGGCTCGGGCTCAACAGCGTTGAGCTGATCCAGCAAGGCCTTTGGCGTCTGGCGGAAACGCTGTATGGCAGCACCCTGCCCCAGACAGGCTTTGACCTCTACTCCCGCCCCGATCTCGTCGGCCAAGCCAAGCGCCAGTGCTTCCGGCGCGGTGAGCCAGGTTTCAGCGTTCACCATGCGCCGCAACTCGATCTCATCGATGTCCGGCGACTTGGCCTTGTACGCCGCGATGATGGCTTCCAGCGTCTGGTCCAGCACATCGGCGACCTTGCGCAGGTCCTCGGCATCACCGGCTGTGTAGGTCCACGGGTTGTGGATCATCAACATGGCGTTGGACGCCATGACCATACGGTGTGCGCCACACGCGGCAACACTCCCGGCACTTGCAGCCAACGCATCGATCCGCGCTGTGCAGCGCTCACCCAGCCGGTTCAGCGCATTGTGAATCGCCAGCCCGTCGAACAGGTCGCCACCGATGGTGTTGAACGCTGCCACGATGGGTGACACGCCGTCATCAATGGCTTTCAGGTCCTGAATAAACTGGTTGGCCGTTATGCCCCAGCCGCCGATCTCACCGTAGATGTAGATCTCGATGGTGGTCTGCTCGGCCTGGGTTTCAGCCTTGATGCGGTACCAGTTCTGATCTTCGACCGCCAAGGCACCCGGGGCCTTATTGAAAATGCGAAACGGCAACAGCGGTTTCATGGGTTCTCCTTCTCGTCGGGGTCCTCATCGAACGCTGACAAGGTGCTGTAGTTGAGGCCCAGTCCACGGGCACGAGCCGCATCGGCGGCGTTTTCTTCGTCCACGATCTCGGCATCGGTGCCGGTGCGCAGGCACATCTCACTGCGCGAGGCGAGCCCCGCGTTGATTTCCATCGTTCTCGACTGCACGTCCTGCACTGGGTGGATGTAGGACCAGCCTTGCGGTACCCAGCGCGTGCGCAAGTATTCACGACGGCGTGCCGCGTAGTCGTCCAGTTGTAAAGCACCCGACAACACTGCCATGTCCATCCATGCCGCCCGGACGGGACGGCACAGTTGGTGGACATACACACTGAACTGCAGCTGCTCCAGACGCCGACGAAACTCGTTGAGCACCACCCGGATGGTGCGGTCATTGACGCCACGCATGTCGCCGGTCATCAACTCATAGGGCAGCCCCGCACCGGCGGCTGCCGCCATCAGTTGCTGCCGCATAAAATCGGGGTAGTTGTTGCCACCATCGGGCGGTGTCGAGAACTCGACCTCCTCCCCCGGCAGCAGCTCCTGCATGGTGCCTGGCTCCAGCGCGACCATCGGCGTGAAGCCATCGCCTCCGACCTTGATGGGCGCGCCCGTCAACGGGTCGAGCATGGGCGGACCGTCAGCAGACGGCTTGCGGATGAAGCCAGCGAACAGGTTGGCCACCTCCTGACGGAACAGGACGGCATCGTCGAAGTTGTCCAGGCTGCGTAGTCGCTTGAGCACGGGTGCCAGTCGAGGCACACCGCGAAGCTGGCCGGGCTCCACCGGCTCAAAAATGTGCAGCATCTGGCTGGCCGGGATACGCACCAGCATGTTGTAACCGGCGTTGATAGAGGTCATGTCACTCGGGTGTGAGCGATAACACCAGTAGGCCACCCGCTTGCCGAATCCGTTGAATTCGATCCCGGCGCGGATGATGTTGCCGGTGCTGGTCACCTCAAACTTGTCATGCGGAACGAACTCAGGTGCCAGGCATTGCAACTGCAAGGGCACCGCTAAGCCGTCATCCATCCGCCTGGGCCGTAACCGGACGAAGCATTCGCCCGACTGCTCGACCGTCCGAGCGATCAAGGCTTGCTGGCCGTAGAAGTCGGTCAGCTGATCGGCATCGGATTCGTCTACCCAGTCCTCCCACGTCTCCTGAAAGATACGGCGCAATTCCTTGTCCGCGATCCTGGGCTGCGGGGTGATGCCGGTGCCGATCAGGTTGCTGACCCTGCGATCAATGGCGTTGGCCGCATAAGGGTCATTGCGCACGGCCGCTCGGGAGCGGGATCGCAAGTTGCGCAGCGCAGGCATGATCAGACTGTTGACGCCTGTATCAGGTGCGTCCCACGTGGCAGATCGGCGACCGTCGGCAGCGCCTTCATAGCTGGCTTTGATGCGCTCCGGCACCAGAAAGCCTGAGCGTGACAGCGTAGGGTAACGAGTGCTCACAGGCCTTTGCCCCCGTGGTATAGGCGGACAACCCGCGAGCGTGGACCGGCAGCATTGGTCAGGCTGGTGCGAATCAGATCGCGAGCCTGGATCAGCTCATCAACCGAGCGGTATTCGACCGTCCGATCTGCGTAACGCACGATCTTTTCGCCACGCCCTATAGCTGCCTCGACGGCATCAAGGTGCTTCTGGGTGTAAGCCATATCAACGTCTCTTCAGATAGCCGCTGGTGGAAGCACGGCGTTGCGTGGGTTGCTGGGGTTGCGGAGTCAGACGATCTGGCGCTTGAACCGCAGCGGCCAGAGGCTGGGGTCGAGGTTCCGGCCTCGGCTCAGGTTTGGGCTCGACACTCAGCCGCTCGGCCACAGGGGCTTTTGCGTGACCGGTGTCGTCGAACAGACCGGCTTGCGCCAAGGCATTTTTGAGCCTGGCCCAGTCGTGCTCCCCGTAGCGATGCAGCCCCAGGTAATGCGCCATCGCCAGGCTGTAAACCAGCAAGTCCAGCGCTTCGTTGCGCTCAGCCTTGCCCTTCACCCACTCGATGCGCTTGAAGCCTTTGACGTAGCGAGTAACCTTGCGCTCGGCCACGCATTGGGCGAAAAAGTCATCAGGTAAATCTCTGGGGAAGTGCAGCGCGCCCGGCCCGCTTTCCAGGTGGTAGCGGTTGTAGATCCAGTCCTTTGCCGTGTCGGTGCCGACCATCCACAGCTCAGCACCATTGCGCTCGGTCTGGCCCTTCCACGTCACGTCAACCAGTGAGGGCCGTTGAGCGATAACTGGCTTGCCGGGCTTGCTCGCGCCTTTGATGGCGAAGACATTGCGCCAGCGTCGAACGCGACAGAACTGATACACCTCGTGAGTGTGGTGCCCACCCGAATCGACGCCCGTTGCCAAGATCGCCAGGCTCACGCCACACGGGTGCCGGTAGCGCTCTTTAAGCTTTTCATCGAGCACCAGCCAGGTGCGATCATCAGCGGGATCGCCCATGATCACCTGAAAGTCGACGATCCAACGCTCCATGCCTTCGCCCCAGCCAACCACCATCATTTCCAGACGGTTGGCCTGCACGTCTACAGAGGCCGTGAGCGAAAGAACGCCTGCAGGCATGGTACCCAGCACGTATTTTTCCTGCAGGGCTCGGGCTTGCAGCACATCAGCTTTGGTTTGCTCTTGTGCGCTGTCCCAGACCTTGGCGAGACGAGTGTTGTAAAACACCTGCATCGGTTCAAGGTCGCCCCGGTCCTGAGCCTTTTTGGCCTTCTCATATTGCTTGGCCAGTGATGACCAGTCCTGCCACCCCAGCGGGGCGTACAAAGCGTTGAGGTGGAACCCCACCGTCTCACCATCGCCCTGGGCATGTGCGCGCCATTCGCCACGGGCGAGCATGTCACCCTTGTGAAACTCCTCAATCAGGACGTCGCAGTGCGGACCAGCGCACTGGTAATGCACGGTACTGAAGTCCGGCGAGTACAGCAGGCGCTCCCACTCCAGCGTCTGCATATGCCCACACGTTGGGCATGGCACGTAGTAGTAACGCTGGTCGCTGGTCGAGAACAGGTCATCAATCCGCGATGCACCCTTGATGGTCGGAGAGCTGGAGAAGTAAAACTTGGCGTTGCGGCCGAAGGTACTGCCCCGCGTTTCAGCCAGCTCTATCGGGTCACCCTCATCATCAACGTCCACGTCCCAGCGGTCTACTTCATCGCCGTAGACAAATCGCGCCGACAGTTCGGCAAGGTTGGCCGCAGAACCGGCTGTTGTGGCGAAAAGAGCTCCACCTTCGAACTCTTTGGTATCCATCGTGTTGCGGGCATCCCGCGAACGCGGCGAAGCCACACGCTCGCGCAGAACTGGCGTTGCATTGATGGTCTTGCTAATCCGCGCGGACACCCGCTTGGCCAAGCCAAGGCTGGGCAACAAGGTGAGGATGTTCGACGGTGACATGTGGATCAATGCCCCGATCCAGTTGAGTGCTATCTGCGTCTTCATCAACTGCGAGGCCACCATGGTGACCACCCGCTTGCAGGGGTGACCAGGCGACAAACAACGCATCGGCTCTCGGGCGTAAGGGGTACGCGCCGTGCGGTATTTACCCGGTTCGGCAGCACCTGTATCTCGCGGAATACGCATGTGCTCGTCAGCCCACTCATCTACCCACAGTTCCGGGTCAGGCTTAAGTCCGCGCATATACGCGTCATGGTGAACTTTCACACCATCGGCGTATGGAAAATGCATATGAGCGCTCTAAGAGTGAATAGCGTTGTCAAAGTCCGCAGCTGTCATCGACGCCGCGTCATCAAGAACACGTCGCAACGAAGCAACTAGGTATTTTTCAATCTCCCAAGGGTCTGACATTCCGGACAGTTCGGGAGCAATCTGAGTGGGCAAAGACAAAATCAGGTCACGGAGCATACGACCGGCTGCAAAAGCAGCAGCGTCTACTACCGCTACTTCAACGAGAGACTTGTTCGTTTCAAGAAGAGTGGTTTCAGCGAGCCTCGCCTGGGCCAATGCCAAACGTGCTTTTGATTGCTGGTAGCCAACAACCATTGACGGCGACTCTGGCGGGTTAACCGGTTCGATAACATGCGAAATAGGACTGGGTTGAGCAGACGTACTCGCTGGCCGCCTTGAAGGGTCGCTGGTAATACCCAAAAACTGTTCGGTGGCATCGACATCAACTAACCCATCAGCGGTCTCAATCAGTCTTCCGTTTTGAGCAAGCTTGCCCACGTACTGTCGAGACCAGCCTTTGCTTTTTGCATAAGCAGTACGTGAGAGAAATGTCATGTAAACCTCTGTCAACTAAAGCGCTGTCAACTGTCAACCACTGTCAACCAACGTGGGAAAACTGTCCGCTAACAGACTTCCGCGAGTCCGCAGCCCCGTATACCCCAAACACCCCTAGGGTCCCCCCTCTCTCGGAGCGCACCAAAACAGGTCATTCGGCCCGAAACGCCGAAATCACGAGCCAGGGCGCGGGTGACCGTGGGTAGGTCCACGACCTACTTGCTCTGGCTGCGCAGGATCTGCGCGTCGACCTGATCAGCGCAGGTGTCGAGCAGCTTGATGGCCTGATCCTTCAGCTCCCAGACGTCGCCGTTCGAACGAAGGTCAGCCTCATCGGCGTTGATGCGTTCGCAAGGAACCAGCTCAGGGGGTTCGATTCGAACCGCTGACGTTTTTGTGACCACCACCGGCTTTGCCGCGCAGGCCGTCAGGCAAAGGCTGAGAAGCCCAATCACGAACGGGCTTGCTGTTGCGTTTGAGGTCTTCAAATTCTTTCCTCGCCTGTTTCGCTTTGTTTTCGCTGGCCTTGATCCGTTGATTCAAGTCCTTCAGATAGGCCGCGTTACGTTGTGCCTCGGCACGCAACGTGGTGATGGTGGCCTCGCTTTCGAGATTGGCGTCGAGCGCTTTCTTCTTGGCCGTGGCTTCCACTTCCACTTCGCCGCGCAATGCGACGACCCGGTACTGCTGAATGCCGACGAGCAGTACGCCCACTAGCGCGATGATGATTGCAGCGGCTAAAGCCTTCATAGGGAATCCACCTTCCGACCTATGAAACGGGCCACCAATTCGCGAATGGCTGTAACGCCAAGAAAGCCAATCGTTCCACCTGCAGCGACCGATAAGCTGGGCGGCCAAGTCATCCACTCAATCAGGCTGGACGCAACCAGACTCAACGAACCGCAGATCAGCGCTTCGAATAAGATCCGGCGCTTACTGGTTTCTTTGGCGTCGTAGAGGATGCGCAGTAGAGAAACGACGATGGCCATGATCATGCCCTGCCACAGTGGATTTGAAATGGCCGCCACGATCCTGGCCCACGTATCTGGTTTGTCGGGCATGGTGCGCATCCGGTTGCCACCCTTCCGGGGGAGCTGAAATGAAAAACCCCGCCGAAGCGGGGTTGGTGACAGCCTTGGGGGTGGCTGGGTGAAGCATGCACAGCAGGTGCTCTGACTGTGATTCAGGCGCAAATCGCAGATCGTGCCCACGTTGTACCCGCGTTCGGAAAAACCGAAAAGGGCTATTTAAAGGTTGGTCACGATGCGACCGCAATGCAACGTCAATACGACCACAATACGACAATCTAACCGGACGGACGGTCAGAAAACGTAATTGCATAGACTTAAGCTCTCTTTCTCTCCTGCACATTTATGTTGATAGTTAGCCTATTCATTGCTTTCTGCCTATTTCTAAAAATGTTTTTACATAGCCATCAAGTATGCCTGCGCGGTCGAGCATTCTGAATGAGTTTCTATGCCCTGCATCTTGCTCATGTTGGTCAGTGATGCAGCACCACGCGCAGAGCTCAGACTGGGCATTATATTTTGGCTCTAAACATGAAGCGCATCGATTGGGGTGCAAAATAATATCGATACCGTCGAACGTGTATGTATTACTTTCAATGTCGACAAGATAAGGTTTTGTAGAACTTCTACCTATACGTTTCTCGTAATATTTGCATCCGATTTCTTCAGAAACCTTTCTTAACGTTAGTTTTGTTTCCGGGCTCGATTTCGCACCTACAATGATAGAACTAACAAAGTCAGCCGGAAAATAGAGGAGTGAAAGGTTATCGTTTATCTTTTTTGAGATTTTGCTGTTTGTGATCAACCGTCTTTCTTGCTCGTAGCTCCAGCAGTTTTGCTTTGTGAAGTAGGCTGCACTCGTGACAGCCTGCCACAGAAATGCTACGTATCTGGGCTTGCATAATACGTATGCACGCTGCAACATATCTTGCATATAATCATGTGGAGTATCTTGATAGTCGATATCACCAAAGCTTTCTGCAGCCTCCTGTTCTTTCAACCACTCCTTTAGCCTTCCTTCATTTATTTCTGCAACGAACCCCTGCGAGTTGGATGCATAATGCGCCCACATCGGAGTTATTAATGGAGACTTGGAGAAGCATGTAACAGGCCTCTCGGTTACCATCGAAATTATTTCTTTATAGTAGGCTAGAATCTCCGGCTCTTGATTGTAGTCAATGGTCAGGAAAAACTCGAAGGGATCATTGTAGTCTTTGAGATACGATAACTTTAGACTGCATTTTTCATCAGCCACTAGAAACTTATCTACTATTTCTGGCCCCATATATTTATAGAGGCTTTTGGTATCGTCCATAATGGTGCGTCTCTGGATTTAGTCGTCGAGTAGTAATTGACGAGGGCAGAATGCCATGATTGCTCAGCAGATAGGAAGAGGGGTCACTGAACGGCCTCAGATTTTCTAGGTCCCTTCGACTGGCAGTTGTTGCCCAATTGTGGTCGTTCAGCGCTTAAATTCGAAGCGTCGATGGAGGCACCCGCACGCTGACTGATGACTCGCAGACGCAGCCACCGCATTCAAATTTCGACCTGAGAGAGCACGGGCCCTAGCGGACCCGGCATAACGGGCCACCGCCGTCAGGCTGACCCAAGTGCACAAAAGCCAGAATTGCGAACGCGCTGGCAGCTAGCCATCGGTTGCAGTCCTTCAGTAATTGGCTGAAACACTCCCCCTGAGTGTCACCCGCTGACCTCCATCAACTGCAAACAACTGGTCAGCGAGATTGAAAATGACTGGTCAAGTCCATTGCAAATAGGTGTTCTGGTGAATGCAATTCCACAGTCAGAGCGCGCGAGGGATTCCAATCGCTCTTGAGGCACCTGTCGCCACCTTCAGATGGCGGTTGGCTTGCGGTCCAACCGGATAGCCACGGGTCGAGCCGCTCCGGAGCGTGAGAATCAGCAGGACTTGCTGATGCAGGCTATCCACCCAGTTGCGATAAGTCCGATCAGCGCCTTCGGCAATACCGACAGCTTTCATCTGATCGCGGACCGTCGCCATGGCGCAATAACGCTCCAATGCCAACCGTGCCAGCGGCGCGCGGCCTGACCGTTCCAGCTCTGCCACTGCGGCCTGAACCTCACTGGCAATGTGATCAATTCCACACCCAGCACCGCCAAGTATCCGAGAACCCGGTGTAGCACGCGGCGGCGCACCGCCCCATTCGATGATCGCGCCCATCTGGCTGCCCAATCCGCCGCCCTGGCCGCGCTCTCGCATCTGCTCGCCCCAATGCACCATCAACGCTTCGATTTCCTTGATCACGGCCCTTTCCTCTCGAAATCTAAACCCAACACACAAAACGCCTTACTCAACACAGACCCAACACAGTTAAACCCCTTTAAAAACAATGAATTAATAAAGAGTGTGCTAGGTGTGTTGGGTTTGTCGGGTTTACAGGTCCTCGCATGGAGAAAAAATAACTGCGCTTTAACCGGCATAAATAACGTCACGCATGCGCGCACGCGACGCCAAACCCAACACACCCAACACACACGTCTGCACCCCGCGAAAAATGGGCGTTTGATCTGTGTCGGGTTGCCAAAACCAACCCAAAACATACCAAACACACCCGACACACTTTGAGAGGTACTCATGCGACAGCCGCCTTCACGTGGTCCCAGCTGTCCACGCTCCACCCCGCAAGGCGCGCCTTGGCCCGCCAGGCATCGACGGCAGCGCCTAAGTCCGGCGCTCTCATTGATGGGGGAAGGGAAGCCTCAGGATCATCGGGCACAAAGAAAGCGCCGAAGCGCCGATCATTGCGTTCAGTCCAGGGTATTGATCGGGTCTTCTCCACCTCCGAGCTGATGAACAGCGAGAACTTCGTCTGGCTCATCACGTGTTCTTTGTTGCGCTGACACCACTCAAGGAACAAGGCGTATAGGTCCGTTGAAAGACATACGCCCCAGAGCCCGCGACCCAGTTCGCCATACCGCCAAAGGTACAGAAACGTTTGCCACCCGGCCCGACTGAGCGCAACAAGCCGCTCGCGTGACGCAGTGCTAGGCGGGCGGGTGCGTTCATTGAAGTCCCCCAGATCCACACGCAGCAGCCAGCCATAAAGCGCGGCGACACCACCATTCTCCAGCTCGCGACCGATGGCTTTCTGTCGGGCGATCGGCAAGGTCTCCATCGGCCACATGACCAACATTCGCCGGTCACTGTCGCTGATCGGCCACGGCAGGATCTCATTGCTGAGGAACACCGCGTTCATGTGGTTGGCCTCCTCCCAGCCGTTGATGAACTTCGACTCCATGCGTACGGTCTTGCCGGTGACCAGGTGCTTGATCTTGCCGACCTGGTTGTAACGCTGATCGCGGCTGACTACCTCTTCGAACACGGCCCACATCTTCCTGCTTTGCCAGGCGTTGAAGTTGCTCTCCAGCTGGGTCTGCCCAACCGTCGCGGCGTACTGGCCGTAAAGCGCGCCGAAGGTGTCGGCGAACAACAGGCTTTTGCCCGAGCCTTCCATGGTGGAGTGCATCAGCACCGCCGTGTCCATCTTGGCCCCGAGGTGTTGCAACGGATATGCAAGCCATCTAGTCAGCCACAGTGCAGCAGCCTCATCATGGTTGCAGAGAAATGAGATCAGCCAGCGCAGGTTGGCGCACGCCGCGTCGTCGTTGACCGGCTCCAATGGCAGGCCGTCAAAGGTGTTGATGTAAATGCTGGGATCTTTCGTCATGGTCGGGTCGAAGACAATGTGTTCGACGTCCACCACCCGCCGCTCGCTGCTGTTCAACCAGAGCGCATAGGTGTCGCCCAAGGCCATCTTGACGGCACCCTCGGCAATCCGGCGTTTCTTCTCTCGATCCCAAACGTCTTTGGTGCCGTCGATATAGACGTAACGTTCCGTGGGGCGCATGCCGAGAGCACCGCCCTTCTTGCCCGCCATTTTCCGGGCCTGCTCAATGTCCTTCACCTGATCGTCAGCGATCAGCTTCTTGTCCGTGGCATCGAGCCAAAGCTTGGCAATGGGCTTGCCCACACGCGCTTCAAAGGCTGACTTCTTCATCGCCCTAGATTTATCGAAATCCCACACATGCGTTGTGCCTTCGACCAGCGCAAAACGGCGCAGCACCTGCTCGATAGTCAGCTCCTCCCCCGCCCCCCCGTCAGGTGCAGGAGCCGCCTCGCTTGGCGCGTCCGGTGCTGCTGCATCTGGCGTGCCGCTACCCTCAGTTGGGGCCGGGGGAATATCGCTTGCGCTGGGTCGGGTCGACTGCATGCCAAGCATCCGCGCCGCTTCCTTCACCGCCTTGGACTGATCACCGCCATGCTCCAGTAGACAGAACACTTCGAACGCGTCGTTTTGGTGACCGTTGGCCAGAGGATCAGCGGCATGATGTGAATACACCTTGCCTTCCGCCACGGTGATCCCAGGGAGTCCAGTACTACTCTGCGGATAAAGCCATTTTCCCCCGCGCTTGGTATAGCCGTGGCTGCGCAAAATCTCTTCGACGTCGTGGCAGTTGTTGAATTCGTCGATGACAGACGGCCGCTTGCCACCTGCAGGGGCTGGCTTCGGTTTCGGCTTTTGTTTGCCAGTAGGCTTGGCGTCCTTCGGCAGCCATGGGCACGCAGCCTCCGCGCCCCGCTTGAAGACGTCCCAGTTGTTCCAGACATTCAGCAGATCGCTGATCAGAACCGGAAGCCCCGAAACATCAGGCGGCGTGCGCCAGGTGTATGGCTGGCCGGTGCCTGGATGAATGGAAGGGGGCAGTACGTCCTGCACCAATCCTGCACGCAATTCAAACACAGTGAACCGCTTGTACTGCTCGGCATCTGCTCGATACAAGGCCTCTTTGGCCGTATCGCCCGCCTCCCGAGCAGCGTTTGCCTTCAGCATGATTGACTTGTGCTTTGATCCGTCTGGGTCGTTTTCATTGGGCCAAGACAGGGAGTGCCGCGTCAGCTCCAGTCCCTCAGGAACCTGAAACAGGACCCGAAACCGCATTGGGTTGCCGACGACGGTCGGGAAAGCCAGGGCAAGTGCATCCAGATCAACGCCCAGCAGTTCGTACAGGACGAACCGTGTCCACTGGACATCGTCGACGTCCAGCGAACACACCCGGCTCGGCCCCAGTACAACGCCGAGGTTATGGTTGGGATTTTTCGTCCAGAACGCCTCGGCCTTGGCAGGATCAACAATGTACTTGCCGGGCTGGTTCCATCCCCTTCCCTTCGGGCCTTTCTCGCCCGGTTGAATCGGTACTAACGCAAAATTGAATGTCTCACAGTAACGACGTGCCCAAGCAGAAAGCGGGATTGGACGATCACTCATCTACGCTGCTCCCGCAGCGACTGACAGTGAATACACGTCTCGCAGCCAACAATAGCAGCACGGCGTGGCTCCGGGATCGGATCGTCGCAGTCTTCACAGAACTGTGAGCTGACCAAACTGGTCGGGATTCGGCGATGCTTAAACAGAGCGACGTCCAGCAGGTATTGAGTCTGCTCCGTAGCGCGGTCGATATCGTCAGCCATTGGCACGATCCTCCATCGCCAGACGTGCGCCGGCCATGATGCCTAGCACCGCACGAATGATGTCGTTGCCCTGTTTTTCCAGCAGAGCGACTTCGTGCAACTCCCACACGCCGTCGGCAGCACCGTTGTGCATGCCTGAAACGAACTCGCCTGTTTCGGTCAGCAGCTTGCCGACCGACTTAAGCGCATCCTGTGTGGCAGCGACCGGTTCCGGCTGGTACCAGACGGCTGATGCCGGACGCATCAAGGCATCGAGCAAAAGCGGACTGCCTGTAAGCCGAATGACATCTTCCAGTTCATCCGGATTCAACCAGCGCCGCTCTTCATCGAGCTTCAGCTTTTTCTGGAGGGCGTCGTTTTCCAACACCATGTCGTGGGCAAGGGCGGTGACCCCGCCCTTGTAGTCGCGACCGGCGCGGTAAAGCGCCTGACGCAACGAAAGCACCTGACCAGCGTCAGGCAATAAATCCATGCGACTCATAACCGTAAAATCCCCGTTTACGGTGTAGCCATAGGCAGGGGCACCCCCTATCCTACGACCACGACCGATGTGCTGTGCTTAACGTGCTGTGCGGCACGGTTCATCGTTCTAGCCAACCAGGTGATTCTTGTGGTGAGAGGACCTGGTAAGCGGAGTTGGCAGTGTTTTGCACTGCCGTTGCTGGGCCGGGGGAATCTTGTGGTGAGAGGTCCCCGGCCCTGCGACTTTTATGCAGCTTCAGAGCCGCGTAGGTATGCCCAGTCGATGTCTGGGCGCAACACCTCGCATACAACCTTACCTTTCGACTCTCGCTCGATGTTCACTGCAAGAGCGGCACTGGCCCGACGATTACAGTACGCAACTTGTCTGAGCTGTCCGGCAGAAGTCCCGCAACGGCGGGCAAACGCTTCAAGGTCAGGTTTATTCAAAGCCTTCAAATATTCGTGCAGGGTCATATGCACCTCCGTTCAGGATTCGCAGATTAGCAATTGCTAATGGATACAGCAATAGCAAACCGTAATTTACTGTCTGCTAACGGAAAGCGATCATTGGGGCATGGATATCTATAAGCAGCGAATCAGCGCTCTGCGCGCCGCGATGGCGGGGCTGAGCCAAAAAGACTTTGCAAACCAACATGGGTTGGACGCATCGTATTTGTCCCAGCTTTTGAATGGTCATCGGAAACTCGGTGAGAAAGCAGCTGCAACCCTTGAAGAGAAGATCAACCTGCACCCAGGTAGTCTGGTGAATCCAGAGCCGTTGAGCGGCTCCGATCCGGATCAGCTCATAGTGCCCGCCGTCGCACCCGTTGACAGTCGAACAGTGATGCAGTCGCTCGGATTCATCACTATCCCACACCTCGACGTGGCGGCATCGATGGGGTCTGGCAATGTTCCGCCCGACTCCCAAATTGAAGTGATAAAGGACATTACGGTCCACCTTGATTGGCTCAAAACCCAAGGTTTAGCCTTCTCTAGGATCGAGAACTTAGCGATCATCACCGGCGATGGCGACAGCATGGACGGGACATTTCGCGACGGCGATTCCCTACTCGTTGATCGTGGGATTACCGAGATCAGAACCGATGCAGTTTACGTATTCACGCTGGACGGCGACCTTTACATCAAACGGCTGCAGCGCATGACTGGAGGGGCCTTGCGGATGATCTCGGATAACCCTTTGTACCCTGCGATAATCATCGAAGGTGCGGACCTGACAAAGGTCCATATTCAAGCCAGAGTCCTCCTTGTGTGGAATGCCAAGAAGCTATAAACCTCGTGCCCGTCCAAGCCCGCAACTGCGGGTTTTTTTGTGCCCAATCGCAAAGGAGTACAGATGTACCCCTCTCGGTGTTGCGAAAAAAGCCTGCGCAAAATACTGTATGTATATACATGCAAAGCCAAGGAGGACCCAATGGCTGACGTAGCGCACAAGCTGATAGCAACGATGTCTCCCGCACAGATTCTCGCGGCTCGACTTCAAACCATTATTCGCTCTCAGTCCGCTCAGGGAGATCGATATGCGGTGATCTACAAAAAACCAGATGAAGATCAACGGCACTGGGATCAGATAATCGCAGCGATCGACGATACGGAAGGTGTTCACGTAAATATTCAATCTGACGGGGCCGCACGAATATCGTGGTACCTGCCCGAAACCCTACGTCGCCCTGAGTGCGGCAGACGCAGTAGCAAAACCGGTGATTAATTTAGCATCTGCTATTGCATAGATATTTAGCTTTTGCTAATTTGGCTCGCACCCCTCTCACCACAGAGTACGAGCCATGCAAACGACACAGCGCTACACCCGCTGCCCGGTGTATCTCCACCCGGCAGCGGCCTCAAATCGCGAATCTATCGCCACCATTCAGCGCCAAACCGGCCTGCTGTTGATCGTCCAGCCAAAAAGCAGCGCCGCGAAAGCAGCACCTGCTCCGGCAGTCGATGACTTCGGTCCATGGGGAGGTGACGCGGCATGAAGCAGATCCTGATCGGCCTCACTGGCCCTGCCCTCTCCGGCAAAACCACCGCCGCCCACCACCTGGCCCACGAGCACGGATTTGAGTGCTACGCATTCGCCGACCCGTTACGCGACGGCATCATGGCCATATTTAACCTCAGCCCTGAAGACCTTGAAGGCGACAAGAAAGAGCAGCCCATTGACTGGCTGGGCCGCTCACCTCGCCAGTTGATGCAACTGCTCGGCACAGAGTGGGGCCGACACATGATCAGCGCGAACCTGTGGATCGACCTCGCCGAACAAAACCTTGATTGCCTCAGTGCGGTTTTCGACGGCGTGCCTGGCTTTGTGGTGAGCGATGTCCGCTTCGAAAACGAGGCTGACTTCATCCGCAAACGGGGTGGGACGGTCATTCACCTCTACCGACCAGACGCAGCCGAAGTTAATCCCCACATCAGCGAAGCCGGTGTGTCAGTCCACCCGGACGACTTGGTACTAACCAACGACAGCGGCCTTCAAGAGCTGTATGGCGCACTGGACGAGCTTTATCGCGCCATCCGCTCACGCGGTTTGCTGGCCGTGGCCTGAGGCACTCGTCATGAACAGAACCCTCGACGCTACAGCAACGATTCTGGGCATGAAGCCACGGACATTTCGAGCCAAGTTGCGCGAAATCGGTGTGCTGACCCAGGCAGGCGAGCTCGCACCTAAGCACCGCGACCAAGGCTACCTGTACGTAGATTCGCGCAGCCGCTGGAACAAGAACATTCACGCCTACAGCCACTATGCAGTGGTGATGGTCAAGGAGGCGGGTGTTACCTGGCTTTCGGACCAGCTTGGCATCACCACCAAGAAGAAGGACGCCGCAGCATGACTCTGAACGCAATTACCCACGCCGTAGGTGCGTTGAAACTGGTTCCGATGCACCTCAACCATCCAACTATCGTAAGTCGTTCGACGTTGATCGGAGCAACTTCAGAGGCACTGGGCATGCTGGACGGTTTGCCCCCTGTCACCGCCGAACTGGCGGAAGTTTTTCGGATGGTCGATGCCGTATTGCTTGAAGGACAGGTCGCATACGTCACCCCAACCCGCTGCCCCGAGCGTCCATATGGCGCAGTGGTGGCGGACGCAGAGGGACGGCTTTGCGCGACTGCAACCGGCAAATCGAAAGAGGGTCTCGCGGAACTGATTCGCCTTCAGTTGGTGCCCCAAAAGGAGGGGCACGGGGAGGATGCTGCGTGAGTGAGACGCTAAGTCAGCTCCGGGAGGAGTTCGCCACGCCCTGTCCCACGCTGGGCACTGTGCGGGAACGATACTTCTCGCACATATCAAGTGATCGTTACCTGCTTCGCAAGATCAACGCGGGCCGTATCAACCTCAAGGTTACTCGGCTGGGCGGATCGAATAAGGGTCAGCCAGTGGTGTACCTGCACGACCTGGCGACCTACCTCGACGCACAGGCCAAGTTGAAAGCGGCCTGATTCAAAGGTGGTCACTGCCTTCCAGTGACAACAACCAGAGGCACAGGACATGAAACCCACGGACACAGCCGAGTTCATTGGTGAACTCAACGCAGGCGTCTTCGCGAACCAGATCGGTCACGCGCTCTCCGAGGTAGCCGCAGGCGTCGTTGACAACAAAAAGGTCGGCACTGTAACGCTCACGTTTTCGCTCAAGCAGATTGCTGACAGCCACCAGGTCACTGTCAACCACAAGCTGGCCTACAAAGTGCCAACCAAGCGCGGCAGCCGCACCGAGGACACCACCCTCGACACGCCAATGTACGTTGGCGAAGGCGGTCGTCTGACTCTGTTCCCCGAAACACCTGCGGCAGACCAGATGTTTGATCGCAACGCCGCCTCCGTCCCAGCCAGATCGTAATTCAACGCTGTTCCATACCTCTCACCACAGCAGGAAATGATTCATGGAAGCCAAAGCAATTCAGTTGATTCAAGACACCGCCGTACTTGCAAACGCAAAGGCGCTGGACACCTTTACACCTTCAATCGCCCTACCCGCGACCGTGAATGTTGTAAGCCTGGAGAAGTTTCAGCAGACCCGCAGCCGGTTTCGAGGCGTGCTTGAAACTTCGTCGTTAAAGGACTTCAGCGAATACGTGCTGAACCAAGCTGATGGCAACACATCGGGCTTCGTTAATAGCGCCGACATGACGTGCAGCGTCTTCTTTAACCTTGGCAATCAGGACAACCCTGGGCACGGAGATTTTCGCGCCAACCTCACCCTGAAGAAGACTGCCGCATTTTTGGCTCTAGAACGCGCAGCCGGGTCAAAGCACACTCAAAAAGAGCTGAGCGACTTCATTGAAGACTGGGCCCCGAACCTGACAGCGCTCACCCCGGACCGCGCCGAAATCGATCTGCGCCGAGCTGCTGGTGCCATTCGCTCGATCACCATCGAGCAGGCCCGCAAAAGCGAACACATCGTCGGCGATATGAGCGCATCCCGTTCGGCGATGGATCAGATCGAAGCCAAATCGGCAGACGGCCTACCCGCTGAGCTGCTATTCAGCGTGATCCCCTACGAAGGCCTGCAGGCTCAGACCATCCAGTTGCGTGTTGCAGTCCTCACCGGAGGCGACCAGCCCGTGCTCCGGCTGCGTTGGATCGGCGAGGCTCAGCTACGCGAAGACCTGGCGCAAGAATTCAAACAGGTCGTAGCAGAAGAAGTGAGCGAAGCAATAGACCTCACCATCGGCTACTTCACCCTGGCATAACCAGCCCGCGTAACCCCGTCGCCGTCCTCTCACCACCGATCCGGCGACGGGCTCATCCACAAGGACACAGCACATGCACGCACAGCACATCATCATTCTGGTTGGCCTAGCGGTCTGCTTTCTGCTCCTCACCGTCTTCATCCAGAGAGCAATCAAGCGGGCATTACGCAGATCGTACTGGGCAGGAAAATCCGCAGGTATCGCCGACAGCAGCGCACGGATGGATGCATTGAATGCAGACATAGCAACGCTTGCACGTCGCCGCGAACGCGACCGCAAAGGGTTTCTGCACACTATCGAACTCAAAAACCTCACCATCAGACATCTGGAGGAGCAGTTGAACTCGCGCAGCACCGGCTCGCTCACCAAAGCCGATCTCCAGGTTCTGTCAGACACAGCCATCACGCTGGGGCTGGCCCATAAAACGTGGGTGCACGTCAAAGGCACAGAGCCATGGCGCACTCGGGCAACAAACCAACTCCAGGAGCTGAACGCCATAGTGCTCCGAATCCTTGGCGAGATTCGCGACAGCAACAAACCGACTGAAAGCCCGATGGACGTGGGGGAAGCAGCATGAGCCGCACCGGAGCGCGTGACAGAGCGCGTAGGCAGCTTACCGAAACCCTATCGGTGTTAAGCGATGGTGCGGCCCTCCTGGGTAAGTCGCGTACGCTAGTCGAGCATATCGATACCCCGGAAGTGGCTCAGTACCTCGCAGATCTGGACTCGTTTTGCGCTCGCCCCTTCCCAGCGCAGGTCGACCAGCACCCTGATAATCAAGCTGTTGATGAGTTCGCTGCTGCAATGAAAACTAAGCTTGCCAATGCCCGTGCCAAAGGCCGTCAAGGCTGGAGTGAGTCATGCGTGCAGGACAAGCACCTGGCCGATCTGCTGGTTGGGCACATCCCCAAGGGCAATGTTGGAAATTTCGAGGACATAGCGAACTTATCCATGATGCTGCATCAACGGGGCGCAGATCCGATGGAACTGACACTGGCTTTCAACAAAACCACGCTCGGCCTCACCAATGCCTCTCACCGAGCTCAGAACGGAGCTGATGCTACGACGATCAAAGAGCGTCCGATCTTGTTCAGCGCGCCGATGGTGCGCGCCATCCTTGAAGGCCGCAAGACGGTTACGCGGCGCGCATGCAAACATCAGCCGGACGTGCCGGTAACAGACGCAATCCCCCACCGCGAGTCTCCGCACGGGCCAGCTACTATAAATTGGTACTGGCGGCCGAAGTTGGGTCACTATCAATCGGGCCCGAGTTCTGGCTGGGATTTCAAATGTCCATACGGCCAGCCGGGCGACCGATTGTGGGTACGCGAGACTTGGTCGGCTGACTCCCAACTTGACGAAGTCGCACCGCGAGAAATGAGCCAGGGCGAGCCGATTCTTTATCCGGCAGATGGTGCCTCAAGGCAAACCGGATGCTCGATGATCACGCCAGGAAAAACTCGGCCATCCATTCACATGCCACGCTGGGTTAGCCGAATCCTGCTGGAAATAACCGCCGTGCGCGTCGAGCGACTGCAGGACATCAGCGCAGAGCAGGCGCTGGCCGAGGGCGTCATGAGCTGCGAGCAGGACATCGACCCAGACGGAAACGACTACTCACCCCTTGAGCTGTTCGGCGGGCTGTGGACGATGATCAACGGCGATGGCTCATGGCAGTCGAACCCGTGGGTCTGGGTCGTCGAGTTCAAGCAGGTGAAGCCATGACCGCGGCCCCTAAAGTTCTCGACCCATGTAGTGCAAGCCGAATGATGTGGTTCGACAAGCAGGATCAGAGAGCACTCTTTGGAGACATTCGCGATGAAGAACATCTGTTGTGTGACGGCCGGGTGCTCAAGGTAGAGCCGGATGTGCTGATGGACTTCCGCAATTTACCATTCGATGACGCGACGTTTCGCTTAGTAGTTTTTGATCCGCCACACCTTACCAGAGCAGGACAAGATAGCTGGCTCCGCGCCAAATACGGGGTGCTTACTGCGAACTGGCGAGACGACATCAGCCAAGGCTTCGCTGAGTGCTTTAGGGTGCTTGAACCAGAGGGGATCTTGATATTCAAGTGGAACGAAGCCCAAGTCCTGGTTAGCGAACTACTCGCCCTGACTGAGCAGAAAGCACTGTTTGGTCACAAGTCCGGCAAGCGGGAGAAAACGCACTGGATCACCTTCATGAAACAGGGCGGGACAATGCTATGAGCACACAGAACATAGTGAGTGTAAGCGGCGGCAAGGACAGCACTGCTACCTTGCTGGTCGCAATCGCCCTGGACACTCCCAACTTGCAGGCCGTCTTCGCAGACACCGGCAATGAGCACGAGCAGACGTATGAGTACCTCGATTACCTGGCCTTGGCCACGGGTGTAACCATCACTCGCGTAAAGGCTGACTTCACTCAGCGGATCAATGGCAAACGCAGGTTCATCGAAACCAAGTGGCGCGAGCAAGGCATTGATGAGTCAGTGGTACAGGCAGCACTGGGTGTGCTGAAGCCCACTGGCAACCCCTTCCTCGACCTATGTATTTGGAAAGGTCGCTTTCCCAGCCGTAAGGCACAGTTCTGCACCATGGAGTTGAAACGTGACCCGATGCTTGAGCAAGTAGTCCTTCCACTCCTGGGCAATGGCGACATGATTATGAGCTGGCAAGGGGTACGAGCCGACGAGTCGATCAATCGGCGGTATTTGCCTGAGTGCGATGAAGTCGGTGGAGGTCTGTTCAACTATCGGCCAATCCTCAAGTGGGATATACCAGCTGTGTTCGAAGCGCACCGCTACATGGGCATCAAACCGAACCCGCTCTACTCACAGGGAATGGGGAGGGTCGGATGCATGCCTTGCATCAACTGCCGCAAAGACGAATTGCGAGAGATCGCCCTACGCTTCCCCGAAGTAATCGACCGAATTGACCGATGGGAGCGAATCACTCAGCAGGCTAGCAAACGCGGAGCTGCCACTTTCTTCGCCGGTTCCAACGCGAAACATCCGAAAGGCTCCATTGCAAACATGAGCGCAGTCGAAGTGATGGAAATAGCAAGCATCCGCCAGGCAGTGGAGTGGTCCAAAACGGCACGAGGAGGTATCCAATACGATCTGATGATCGCTACAGACGCGACGGCCTGCTCCAGCGCTTATGGGCTGTGTGACTCGGGAGCTGATGGTTTTAACGATACGAACGTCCAGCTGGGGGAAGCCGCATGAGCGATCACGACATTGATATATTGATCAAACTCCCAGAGGTATGTCGGCAAGCTGGCTTCGGTAAATCGACAATTTACGAGCTCATCGCTGCTGGTACTTTTCCAGCTCCGACCAAACTTGGACGCTTTTCCCGCTGGTCGCAAAAGGAAGTACAGGATTGGATTGAGCTACAGAAGCTCGCCAGATTTGCGGCTTGATCGCGCAGTCAAAAGGCAGGTGAAGTGAGTAAAACCTGCCTTCTTTTTTTCATTCATAACCTCATGGGAAAGTTATGTCATAATTTTTCTCGACTGCATCCAGAGCTTGATCTACGCTAAACTTACGATCATCAAACATATATGCCAGCTCTGTCCGTGAGTGATTGTGCGTGAGACCTGAACTGATGTAGCCACCTTCTTGGCTAACGCAAACACCGTTTATTTTGGCCAGCCCCCCTACCTGGCTTGCTACTTCTCTCACCGCAAGTCGCCCACCATATACACCCGCAATACCAGAGTTGACAACCTCATCAAAAACGTCAACCGGGCTAGTAGCTGTATCAAATAATTTTACGACACTCATCAATCACTCTCACTACCAAAAATATAGTTATCCCACCACTGCATTAGCGCTTTTCGTGCTGGGAGGTACGATGCATGATTATAGGCTGCCTTGCTTTTCTTTTGCTCGACATGCGCCAACTGAAATTCAATCACGTCACTAGACCATAGCTCAGATTCGTAAAGGTGAGTAGATGCAGTTGCACGAAAGTCATGACAATGCCAGCCTTTCAAATCCATATACTCAAGCGCGCGGTTTAATGTGGTAGCACTGATTGGTTCCTTCGGGTGACGCATTCCGGGAAACAGAAGGTTACCCGCCGTTATCTCACGAAGCTCACGCAGCAGAGCCAATGCGGACTCAGGCAGCGGAACCAAGTGAATCTTGCGCTTCTTCATGCGCCGGGCCGGTATCGTCCACAATGCAGCATCCAAATCGAATTCGGACCACTCAGCCAGACGCAGCTCAATGGTTCGCACAAATAAGATCGGCAAAAGGTAGAGCGCAATTACGGTTCTTCGATGACCACCGTAGGTTTTGACCGCCCTGAAGTACTCCCTCAGCTCTATCAGACTCATTGGGCGGCTATGATTGACCTCGTTCCGCCTGATAGCCCCTCTCACCGCTGACGCAGGATCAGAGTCCGCACGCAGGGTAGCCACGCCATAACAGAACACCGCAGAGATCCACTGCCTAACCATCAGCGCCAAGGTGGTGGCGTTACGACGGTCCATTGCAGTGATGATCTCCAATACCTGGGCAGCTGTAATTTCACGCAGGGGTAACCGACCTATTCTAGGGTAGACGTCGTTCACGAATGCCCGCTCGATCTGATCTCGGTACTTTTGAGTGCGCTGGGCCAGCCGCTTCTCAATCCACTCCTGCGACACGATCTTGAACGTATTACGATTTTCGGTCAGCTGCTGCGCCTTCTCGGTTTGCCGAACGTGCGCAGGATTCCGCCCCGACTTGACCAAATCCCTCGCTGCATCCCGCTCAGTCCGTGCGTCAGAAAGCGATACCTCGGGGTAGGCCCCAATGGCATAGGTGTTTTCTTTGCCTGCAAGACGAAACCTGTAGCGCCAGAGCTTGGAACCACCAGTAGTGACCTCAAGATAAAGGCCGCCACTGTCGGTCAGTTTAGAGGAGGTTTTGCCCGGCTTAGCCTGGCGGATCTTGAGGTCGGTAAGGGCCATGAGGGTATGCGGGGTATCCAGTATTCTATACCCGCAACCATACCCGCATTTTATCTGGATGTCTCCGCACTACAACGGACAATAGCGGATGAATCAGTTAGCAAAACCGGCAACATCAGCGAAAAAACGGACGACGCCGGACAATGGCGGACGACTATCATAGTTATCGATCATCAGCAGCATTTTGCTATCAACCTTTTGATTTACTGACTTGATTCAGGCCTTCCGGATTCTGCTTCACTCATGCATCCCCTCGTCAGCCATAAGGCCGGGGGACGGAGAAAAACATCACAAAATCGAAGGCATACAGGTACGGGACCGGCAGGGCCGGCAAGGAAATAGTCAGGCGCGCCAACGCCAACGGGCGTGAGCCTTGATAACGCGCATCAAAAGCTTGCTGACTGTCGTCACGGAAGGGGTCTCATCGGTACGTTTCAGGACATTAGCGTACCGAATCGGCCGGTGCAATATGAATGTACCGGGCTGCGCCGATTGAAAAGCGGTTAAAGGCTGAAAAGAGGGCCGCGCCTCCTTGCGGAGGCGGGATTGAGGCAGGGGCACGATGGCCGAGGGTGGGGAGCCGAGAGGAACATCAGTGCGCAATCTCGCGCACGTAGGCTTGGCAGGCCTTCAAAGCGATCAATCCCTGATCGCCGTAGTCGGTGATGGCGACAATTCGTCCAGCAGCCGCTGGGTCAAGTTCGCCTCGCGAGCTTCCATGAACCACGCCGCCGGTATCGGTGCCGGCTGGCATGCCATCACGGTTGGCGGGGCTGTTGGCGAGGAGGACTGACAACCGCAAATCAGCGGTAGCCAGGCGATCACGCAAACGAGCCTGAGCAGTCTGTGCATCGCTCAACTCCTTGTGGATGGTTGTATCGTTGGTGTGCAAACGGACTTCCAGCGCCCGTCGTTGTGCCTGCTCGGCGTTCTGCCAGTCGACGAGCGCGAGCGCCGCCTGCTCGCGCTCGCGCTGCCACGTCAGCTGTTGCGCGGACAGTTGCAGGCCATAGCGTGCCGCCTGCCATTTCCAGGCGGCCCATGTACCCAGCCCTGACCCCAGCACGAATGCGAGGATCAGGAATCGCATATCCAGCACTTTCACGGCAGCACCTCCAATGCCCGCTGGTAAAGCGTCTGCCGATCCGCCAGGCCGTTGGTACCTCCGTTGATGCGGCGGGTGATCATCAGAAAATCACCCTTGTCTGCCAGCGCATTGAGGTTGGCCCGGTCCCAGAACCATGCCGCCGACATGGCGGCGTGGTCGGGTTGTTCGAGCAGTTGTGGCTGGGCAAGCAAGTCCAGCCCCAGCGCCTCCCCGCACGCCTCATAGTTGGCCCGCCCCGTCACCTGAATCAGCCCACGGCCCCGATACAACTGACCGTCGCCATCTGCCTCTGGCGTATTGCCCAAACGCAGCGCCAACTGGCCCGTGTCGTACTTGGCCAGATAGCTGTCGCTACCCAGCTCGCGCACATAACGAAGCTGCCCGGATTCATGCCCGATCTGAGCGATGAACGCGGCGATACGCAGCCGAGTGTCGATGGCGTAACGGGCCATGGCGGTGTTGAGAGCAGGAACGAAAACGCCGGCTTTAGGGCCGGCGTTGGGGAGGATTTGCAGTAGTTGTTGCTGGTTGATAGGCATGGTTACTCCTGCCTTGCTTATGACGCTCGTCAGTGTCCCCAATCGACGTAGCTCTCGTGACTCAAAAGCGACGCGCATTAGGGGTAACAAACGCCCCATCATTGCGAGGCGTCGTTACCTAAGTCGTTAACAGCAGTCATGTCAGCAGGTCGCGGCGATATCGAAAGCATAAACAGTAACGCCAGCTTCAGAGCCGGCGTCGGGTGCAATTCGTTTTCGCCCTCGCCCTGCCAAATGGCCAACTACTCAGAAGGTGGCACATACACAAAAGGCTGCGCAGGCGCCACTGGCCAGTCGAACTTCCTTGGATAACCTGGCAATGTATCAATCAGGGAAAGCCGCACGCGATAAAGACGGAACGCGTACAGCTCAGCGTTGATTGCTGGCACGGATTTCAATTGCTCTTCGGTCGCCAGATTCATTGCTATGGCGTCCTGAAGAATATCCAGTTCGTCCAGCAACGAGTGGATTCGATAGGTAGCGTTACTTGACAAGTTATTTCGCTGACTCGTCACCTGCTGCAAGACCGCCTCCTCGGTCGGCTCGAGAACCGGGCCGAACTCACCGGCGAGGGCACGGTTAAACAGATCGACTCCATGAGCAGCGGAGTCGTTAGGAGACGCACTAAAAGGCACCTCGCCGTAAGTGTCTTTAAACTCTGCAAACAACACCCATAGATTAATGTATGTGTGTGTCATATCGGACCAACGTGGATCACGAGCGCTTATTACTGTGTACATAGGAATACCTTTGATTTTCTAGTGAGAGAGTGTGGGTTTATGAATGATTGACGCTTGCGGGCGTCGGCGAACCTCCTGTTTCGTTTGATGACAGGAACTAAAACACCGGCGGTGGGGCCGGCGTCAGGGAGCATGTTCAGTCGTTGTTGCTGGTTGACAGGAATTGATACTTCTCTGGGCTTGCGGGACGAGCCCAGCCCATGAGTCGATAAGGCTCTCCTGTTCAAAAGCGGGATTAAATGGCGAATAAAACAACGCCCCCTCAGAGCGGGGCGTCAGGACTTGGGCAGTTCGTCTGCACTTACGCCTCTAACCGGTGCCAGCTGTTCAGTAGCCTTTACATATACAAATGGCGACGCTGGCGGAACGGGCCACACGAACGATTCTGGGAAGCCTGGCTGTGCATCGAGTTGGGCGAGTTGCACCCGGTAGAGCCAATACGCGTTGAGCTCTGCTTGTAGCGCAGGCATGGTTTTCAGTTGGGCTTCAATGGCACTTTGCACGGTGCCAAGCCTGCTGATCAACGAATCGATTTTCGCAGTGGCCATGGCCGAGTATCCGTTGCGCTGATTTATAGCGTCGCCCGTGTCCACTTCGGTGATCGGCTCGAGAATCACGCCAAACTCGCCGTTAAAGGCTCGATTGAAAAGCTCTCTGGCTTGCGGTTTCAGGGAGTTGGCAGCAACAGTCACGGCCTCCTCACCCTTGGTATCTTTGGTCTTTTCAAAGACGACCAAAAGCACGATAGCTGTATGCGCTTGATCGACCCAACGAGGGTTGCGAATGCTGTTCATGAACCACGGCAGCTCGTCTTCACTCACGCCTGTAGGAGGTGCCGGCACAACCGGTGGCTCCACGTAAACAAATGGCGTTGCTGGCGGAACGGGCCATACGAAGGAAATAGGAAAGCCCGTAAGCTGTTCGAGATTGGAGAGCTGGGCTCGGTACAGCGAGTAAGCATCAAGCTCGGCTTGCAGCGCAGGCTGGGATTTGATTTGAGCGTCCGTGGCCGACCCCGATGCGATGGCGTTTTGCACGATGGCCAGTTGAAAATCCAGCTCGTTGATTTTTTTGGTCGCACTGTCTAGGTAGACGCTGCGCTCCGAGTTGACGTTCATCAGAATCATCAGCTCGCTTGGCTCAAGAATCTCACCAAACTCACCGGCGATTGCCCGGTTGAAAAATGCTACGTATTGCGGATCCGGATGATTGGCAGAGACCGATATAGCGTCCTGACGATCCATATAGCCGGGTTCAGTAATAATCACCCAGAGCGTCATGGAAGTATGGGCCAGGTCAGCCCATTGCGGGTTACGGGAGACGGGTACTATGTTCATGATTAATCCTTCATATTATGTATTAAGAGAGTGCTGTTATTACGGGATGGGGATTTATGTGCACACCAGACGCCTCCGCCGATAACGCCTGAATTAACGATGCGGAAGGTCAGTGCTGTGTGTCGTTATGAATCACGTTTTATTAACGACTCAGCACCTTTTGTCTGCAGAGTCCGTGAGTATTTGGCACGTGCCTAAAAACGCACGCAACGGTCTCGAAAAGCGGGCAAAAAAAAACCGCTCTCGCGGTCATGTTTACAGGGCAGTTGCATCGGAGGGTGGTGAAGGCCATTTGACTTGGAGGGTAATCCGGGGTTTGCTCGATTCGGTTCAGCTCTACGCTATAGCGTTTCCATTCGAGCAAACTTGCCTTCTCCGCCTCGGTGGCATCTCCCAGTTCTTCGGCGTACTGCAACGGGGCGATACGTGTAGCTGCTTCCTGCAAACGCTGGTCACGAACCAGCAGAGCGGCGGAAGCCAGAGCGGTCTTCTGCGCTTCGGTATCAAGAACCCATTCACCCTCTCGCCAAACGTAATACTTGCCGGGCCATTGTTTGGCGGTAAGCCGTTCAGGCGGCAGACCGAGGCTGCTCCACTCCTCTACCGAGCCGTCGTTTATTCGATACATCAAGCCACGGCGATCTATGACCTGCTGCAGCTCACCGTTTATCAGTGTCCAGGCAAATCCTGTTTTCGGTTCGCTGAGCAATTCGGTCATGCTTACAGCATTGCTGGGCGTTTGCTCGCCCAGTCCAGGAACAACCGGTAATTCAACAGGCCCTATCAAGGCCCCAGAGTCATCTATCAAGTAAGTAGGCATAACGTCCTCAGATCAGTTTGATACGGCCGGGATAGGCCATGTTGCGGCTACGGAAACGAATCCAGTTATTCATCGGTTGCTGGTCTCTCATTACAGTCGCCACAACGCCGTTGTCTGTTGTTTCTGCCAGGTAGGCCGAACCGCCAGCCGGGACCAGTGCACCTGGCGGCAACAAGCCACCCGGCCCTGTAGAGTTCAAGCGCCCATCTGCCTGCGCATGACCGCTGCCCAGCAGGTAGGTGCCAGTCTCTACATCTGACCCGCTCCACTCCTGAGCCACCGTCCTGAGCCAAGTGCCGTCCTGCCAAGAACCGGCGACACGCGACGTATCGACGCCCCGAGACTCATCCAGTACCCGCAGGAACTCGCCTCGGCCTTCAGGCCCTCGGAAGGTCAGAGCGCCGTCGCCACTGGTCCACCCACCTTCCTTGCCGGTACGAGCCGCTTCGGTGTAAAGCATCCCGGACTTTTGCGCATGATCCCAAAGCCACGGCCAGTCGGCACGATTGAGAAGCCCACCGTTCAACGCTCCATATCCTCCTGGGCTGAACAATGTCGTTGTCTCGAAAACAGGCCGTCCCAAAGGAGTGCTGTCATATCGCCCTATTGGCCACCAGCTTCCGGCACCATCGCTGCGCAGATGCCACCAGTCGCCAGCCCCCATAAGAACCAGAAAGGAATAACCCGCAGCATTTAAATGGGTATGGAACCTGATCTTTTCCCCGGCACTTGCATTCACGGTCAGCCGGTTGCCACTGCTGTCTATCCTGCGAACAATGACGTCCTTGACGCCTAGTGCCGCGTTTGAGGCGGGCAGTGTGAACGCACGATTGCCGCCAGTAGCATCCAGTAGCAGCAACTCCATCTGGTCTCTTGTAAAAACTGTATCGGTATTGAAAGAGAACACTTTTTGAGAGTCGACCTCCTTTACCTCTGTCATTTTGCCGCGCTTGGTGATGTAGATCGCATCAGGGTTAAAAACAAGCTCTACCCACTCCGCCGCATTGAGCTTCAACGTATTGCTGCCGGCACCGAATAGAGAGATCATCTCAGCACCATTGGCCTTGATAGTTGCTGCTGCTGGCGATGCGTTATGAAAGGTTATCGACTTACCCACCACTACGTTCGCCTTGGGGGGCAACGTCAGCGTGATACCACCGGTATTGATTCTGTGCCAATGCCCCGCCGCTCCGGGTAGAAGAGTTTCAGAAGCGGTGTAGCCAAATCCTGCACCTTTATAGGCCTGCCTGACCTGCAAACCTATCTGCGTGACAGCCGACGCAAGTTGGTCTGTTCTAGTTTCATCAGGCTGCTCACCACCGGCTGCCATCGCATTCAAAATTTCCTGCGTGATCGAGTTACCCCATTGCGCAGGAATAAGCGAACCGGGCATGCCGGTCGCCGGGTTTTCATCTACAAACTTGCCGCTTGCCAAGCCTACGCCCGGCACACTCTTGGGATAATCCACATTGTGTTCCTCAGTTGAAGTTTACGAATTCGACGCTGTGCGCCGGTGCTGCTCGACGGATCAAACATTCGATGGCGAGCCCGGGATTCACCCCGAACCGCTCTCCCCAGTAGCTGGCCCCAAAGCGTCGGCCCAGGCGCTGGCGCCCACCGGTGTTCAGGGTCCACATGAATTGCGCGTTCCAGGTGCCGAAGTGCGCCCGGCCAAAACGCGAACGCCCCATACGGGGCGCTCGGTGTTCGGTCACGGTGGCATCGGGGTAGCCCTGGCTGATGGCAATGTCGATGTAGAACGCCGCGTTCTGCCCTCCTGTCGCCACAAGCCGCTGACGCACCGACAGACGCCGGTCTGCGAACAAGGGTTTGAGCCCCAGGCACGGATCAGGCAGGTTCATCACCCGCTCCCAGTCCGGGACCAGTTCGCTGACGGTGGCGGGGTCCATCTCGTTGAGCAGGTCGAACGCGCGGCCATCGATGCGTGCAAACTCGCGGGACAGGCCGGTAATGACCTGCTGCAATTCCGGCACCCGCTCCGGATCCCATGCGGGACCGGGTGGCAACAGCGCCTGCAGTTGTCCGGCGTAATGTTCGGCAGTTCTTATGACGACCATTGAATACCCCCGAACGTGAGCAACTGGTTGGCTGCCGCAGTAACGTTGGCCACGGGTGAAACCAGCACATGATCGGTTTCGCCTGTCGCGCGGCTGATGGCCTCGGCGATGTGCGTGAGCAACAGGGTTTCGCCCAGTCCGCCCTCACGGTTGTGCAGGTCCAGCAGTTGCGCTTCGACCGCCGCCCGCACGGCGGAGGTATCCGGTGTGAGTCGGATGGTGTAGACCACCGGTTTCTGCACCGGCGCCAGCACATACACGTCTGCGGTGACCGGACGCAGCGGCTCGATATACGCAGCGACCGCAGCCAGCTGCTCGGCGTCAGGAATGGGATCGGCCTGGTCGTCACGCATGAAGAACACCGCCACCGTCCCCGGCCCCATGAACCGGCGCACACACCAGGCGCGTGTCACGCCCGGCACTTCCAGCGCCCAGGTCACGTAATCATCCTGATCGCCGCCATGCGGGATGACCCGGTAGGAGCGCACGACACGCGCACGCAACGACTCGATACTTTCCTGCGAGATGCCGCCGGAAAGTCCGTCGGCAATGACGGTGAAGGTGCTGTCGATGCCTTCGACCGGTTGCACGGCAGTCATCACCAGACCGGCATCCGCATTACCCAGAACACCGGCATCCACCGCTTCGACCGTGGTGGTGTTATTGCCCGCAACCGTGGTGACGCCTTTAGTGACGCGGTAGAAGCGTCCATCACTGAACTGCAGCACAGTGTCCGTATCCAGCACCGCGCCGGCTGCAGCGGTAAAGCGCACCGTGCCGGTAGCGGCCTGTGCCACCTTGCGCGGTTGCCTCAGGCGCAGGATGGCCTGCCGCTCGAGGGTTTCCTCGTCAGCGGTGTCCGGCAGAATCTGGTCGGCGATCCAGTCCTGATAGCCGTACAGACCGTAGGCCGCGCCGCTGTGCGCACGGGACAATACCCGCGCATCGGACTGACGCAGCGCTTCGTCGGCGAGGTCGACCTGGGTTCGGTTGATCAGCGCCGGTAACGTAGGTGTTTCAAACGGCATAAATCACCTGCCACTGTTCAGAAGGGTTGAAACGCACGAGCTGACCGTCCGAGACGACCAGCTCGGCGCCCAGGTTCAGGCGGTTGCTCTGAACCTGTTCGGTAAGGATGTTGATGTGCTTGACCTGGCCATCTTCGATCAGCCAGTCGAGCGCTTCGCGGGCATAGAACTCGGCGTCGCGCTGGGTCTGGGCAGTCAGCCTGACCCGGCGCAGCAGCCACAGCCTGGAGCCAATGCGGTCATTGGCCTGTGCCGGGTAGGTGTCGCCCCACCAGCCATAGCGCTCGGCATCGTCGAACGGGTCGTCCGCTTCGGCACGCCGCCAGGTGAACAGGCTGATGACCACCGAGCGCAGCAAGGACGCTTGCAGAGAGCCTTCGATAATCATCCAGCACCTCCAACGGGCGGCCCGCTCTGGCCATTACCGCCCTGCACGTTGCCGTGCAGATGGCTGATCTGGCTGATGCCAGCGGCAAGCTGGTCGCCCTGGGAGACGATCTTTCCGGTCTGGGTGATCTGCGGTGTGTCGAAGTTCACGGCCACCGTCGCCTTGATGTTCAGGGTGTCGGTTTCAATGTCGATGACCTTGCCGCGCTTGAGGTGAATCTTGTCGCCCTCGTCGGTATAGATCGCCACTTCGCCCGACTCCAGGCCCTTGAGGCGATAGCGCCGGTCGGCCACCACCAGCAGCAGACCGTGCGACCGGTCGCCACCAATGAAGGCGGCAATGCCCTCGGCGCCAGCCAGCGGGTTGCTGGTGAAGCCATAGGGTTCGAAGTGCTCCATGTCGTCCTTGACCTCTCCGGCGGTGAGGCGCATTTGCAGCGCCTGCATTTTGCTGCTGGCCCTGGCGAGCACCACCGTGCCGCGCACCAGCATGCGATTGAGTAAGCTCATGAGGTTGTTTCCTCGTCGATGGGCAGCAGCCAGGAGTAAGCGTCCTGATTGACCTGCACCTTGCTGCGCTTGTTGGGGTCACCTGGCTCGGCCTGGAAACCTTCAGGCGGACCGACCACCAGTGTGGTGATCGTGCCTTGGTCGCTCAGCGAGTAGGTCACGGCTGAAATCAGCATGTTGCGGCTTGTGAAACCGATGACCGGATCGATCACCCGGACCATGGTGTTGTGCCGCCAGAGCGCCCCGTTGGACTGCCGCCAGCCCTGGACCTTGTAGGTGGTGAGCAGCGCCTTGCCGGCCCGCTGACCACGCTCCCAATTGGCGCGACTCAGGGCAAGTTTCGGTGTGATCGGTGCATCATCATGAACGACCAGTACGCGAAGACGCTTTTTATGCGCAGGGTCGTCATGCCGGTTATCCGTGACTTCTGCCGAGACTTCCGACGACTCCTTGCCGAACGTCTGGTCATTACCGGTCTGTTGACCAATGACCCGGTACTCGGAAAAAAGCCCGGAAAAGTCCCGCGCGATGACGGCGCTCAACACATTCTTGCCGAGTTCGAGCGAGTCTGCGCTCTGCCCGCGACTACCCGGCCTGGCCAGCACCACATTGCCGTATTCGTCATCGGTGGAAAAAATCCGGAACAGGGTCAGCAGCCGGTCAATGGACTTGAACACGGTTTCGGCAGGCTCGATGGTGTGATCGGCCATCTTCGAGGTCTCCGGTATTTCGCTGATCACCGACAAACCATAAGGAGCAGCCAGCGCTTCAACAATCTTCAACACCCCCACCTCCTTCCACTGGCTCGGCCTGTTGATGGCCGAGCAGTCGATGAGGTCGGCGGTTTTCGAGCGTCCGGAAATCTTTAGCGTGATTTGCTTGCCGTCATAGCTGATCGGCGCGGCAAACACCCAGCCGGTCAGAATCAACTCGCCGCCGATACGTACTTCGCACGCTGCGCCGGGCGTGATCGGATGCGAGATTTCAGTGCCCGGCCACTGCCAGGTAATGCTCACGTCAAAGCTGCGCGCCTGACGCTCGATCCCGGCAGAGATTTCCACCGACTTCCAGCCGGCATAGTCGTGCTCGTCAACCGTCAGGGTGACAACGTTAGGGTCAATCATGGGTCACTCCTGTGCGATCTTCAGCGTGCCTGGCGGTACGAAACCCGGGTGGGCCAGCCGATTGCGCTGCACCATTTCCTGCGCCCGGCTGGCGTCACCGAATCGGCGATAGGCCAGCACCAGCGCGGGCAAAGGCTCGGAGACCTTCATGTCCACCAGACGCACACCGGAGGCCGCCACCGCGTTGAGGTGCCTGATCAACGCCTGACGCAACGTGTTGAGCGCCAGGTAATGTTCGGGATCGGCTTTCAACGACGCTTCCCAGATCGCCGAACTCAGCGTGTCACGCAGTTCGATGACGTCATCGGCAACCGGCACATCGACGCGCTGCAGCGCTTGCGTCACTTGCTGATCCAGCGACGGCACCACGGTGAGCGGCGTGACGGTCGTCGCAACCGGCATGCTCGCGACGATTTTCGCCACCTTGACCAACAAGGCATCCTGAACCAGATTGGCCGCGGCCTGAGCCGTCACGCCGGTATCCAGCCCGCTGCCCTGGCTGACCAGATTGATGCCGGACACCGCTTCCGCCTGTTGCGTGGCCTCGGAAATCACGGAGCGATAATCGACCGTTTCAACAGAGGACACGCCGCCATTGCTGCCGGACCTTGCTGCCGCGCTGCTCGCAGCGGTGCCGTTACTGCCACTCGCGGATCCGCTGCCTGAGCCGCCCCCTGTCGAGCTGCCGGAACCTGACCCGGCATTCGTTCCGGTACTCGCCCCGCCAATACTGCTGGTGCCGTTCGCTCTTCTGGCTCGACGACTGTCACCGTCGAAACTGGCGAAGAACGTGGTAAACAGCGTGCTGACCGTCAACGGCGCATTGACCAGCGAATGCACCAGCGCGGTGACATCCGAATAGATCGTCATGAACGGTGTGAACTGCCGCTGAATGGTCGCGAATACGCCCGACAGGGCGCTGCGCAGCGCCTGAATGTTGATACGTACCGCGTCCACTGTGGCCATCACCGAGCGGTAGCGCCTGAGCGCCGAATCCAGCAGGCTCTCGGACGCGCCCAGCAACTGCCGTCGCGTATTGAGCGTCGACACGGGAAACTTGAGCGGGTTGGCCGGATAGAATTTCAGGTCCAGTCGGACGAGTCCGCCTTCGTTCAGGTTGTGTGTGACGCCGCACTCGCCAACCTGGACCTGCACACGACCCAGCCACGGATGCACCAGCTCGCCGGCACCTTCCTGCTCCAGTGCCTGTAGCAGTCTGTCTCGCTGTTCGAAACAGTCGGGACCGACAATGAACCCCGTCAGCGTATGCACTTTCGACTGTTTGCCCAGCGACTCGAAATAAGGCTCGTCGCGTTGTGGAAACTCATGCAACTGCCCCTTGCGACCTGCCGGAACGACGGCTTTTTCAATGAAAAAACCGACGCCACGGAAAGACGCCGGCAGCAGGCTGTCACGCCATGTACTCATGATCCGGCTCCTGCGCCGAGGGTTCGATAACCGACGTTTGGCGATATCGTCAAACCCGGCTGGTTGGTTTGCACTTGTACGGCGCGCATGCCCAACGGCGCGTTTTCAAAGCGAATGTTGAGCTCGCCTTCAAGTCGCGGGCCGGCCCCGGCTGCGCCCTGTTGCAACAACAGGCTGCCGGGCGCCAGCGGGGTGGGTACGCCGAGCAATTGGCTGGTCGACGGCACGCCAGTGGCCTGATTGAGCAACTGCTGATTCATGCGAACGTTCTCGACGGCACCGGCCGCCAGAAACGCACCGGTCCCGCCGCCCGGCCCTGCGTTGCGTATCCGCTGTTCTTCCGCGAACCGATTGGCCGTCTCGGTCGCCCTCTGCAGGACGGTCTTATCAGTGTCGCCACCAAACCGGCTCATGATCGGTTCGATGAATGGCTTGATGCCCGCCCACAGACCTGCGAACCAGGTTTTGATCGGCTGCCAGTTCTCGATGACCATGCCCAGCGGCGAAAAACTGAACAGCGTTGCCAGCACATCGGTAAACGGTTGCGCCTCGGCCTTGATGGTTTCCCACAGGCCGGCCAGGTACTCGGACAGCGGCTGCCAGTTGGCCACGACCATGCCCAACGGCGTCCAGGCGAACAGCGTCTGCAGGAAGTCGAAAAACGGGGTTGCCAGCGCCTTGATCACGTCCCACAGCGCAGCAAAGAATTCGGTCAGTGGCTGCCAGTTGGCTGCGATCATGCCCAGCGGCGTCCAGGCGAAGACCGCCTTGAGTACGTCCCACAGCGCCATCACCGGTCCGCGAATCGCCTCCCAGACCGCCTGGAAATAAGGTGCGACGGTCGACCAGTTGGCGATCAGAAAACCTGCCGCCAGCGCGAGGCCGCGCACGATCAGGCCCAACGGTGACATGCCCATGACCGCAGCCAGCAGCTTGGCGGCACTCGTCGCAGCGAGAACGGCGACTTGCAGCACGCCGAAAGCAATCGCGGCGCCCACGACGCCCTTGATCACCTCTGGATGTTCGGCCGCCAGCGCGGCGACCTGAGAAATCATCGGCCCGATCACGGCCATTGCTTCGTTCATCGCCGGCAGGAACATACTGCCGATATTGATGCCCAGACGATCGACACGGTTGGTCATCTCTTTGATGGCAGTGGCCGTGGTCTGGGAGTTGTCTGCGAACTCCTTCTCGATGGAGCCGCTGTTTTGCACGCCCTCCCCGAACTTGGCCAGGTTGGACCTGAGCACATCGAGGTGGGCCAGCAGCGGCGTGATCGCGCCCAGCGATTCGGCACCGAACAGCTGCGTGATGACGTCCGACTGTTTGCCGGGATCAACACTGGAAACCGCCGTCAGAACCTTTTCAATGGTCCCGGACGGGTCGCTCTGCATGCCCTGGGTCAGCTGATTGACGTCGAGCTGCAACGCTTCGAACGCCCCGGCTTTCGCCGCGCCACCTTCGGTCAACGACTGCATGAAACGCTTCATGCCGCTGGCGGCCACATCGGCCGGCACATCGACGCTGGCCAGGGTTGCGCCCATGGCCGCCAGTTGCCCGGAGGCCATCCCCGCAACCGGCCCGAGCGGGCCCATTGCAGTGACCATGGTGGCGATTTTCTTTTCCAGGTTGTTGCCGCCGAGCACGTTGATCTTCTCGGACAACGCCGTGACCTGCGGCTGAGTCATCTGAAACGATGACCGCCATGAGGCCATCATGTCGCCCGACTCGGCCGCTGTCTGATCGAATGCGACGCCCATTTTCACGGCGTCGCTGGCAAACCCGGTCAGTTCTTCGCGCGGTACATTGGCCTTGGCGCCCGCGGCGACAATCGCCGCGATACCGTTGGCGCTTTCCGGCAGTCGTTCACTGAGGTCCAGAATGTCGGAACTCATCTGCTGGAACTGTTGCGGTGTTTCAAAGGTGACCGACCGTTTCACGCCGGCCATGCTGGTCTCGAAACCGATCGCTGCCTTTACCCCGGCAATCAAAGGCCCCGCCAAAGCGTTGTCCGTGACTGCCTTGCCAAGTTCTATGGCCCCCAGACTGGTCTCGAGGCCTTTGACATTGTTGCGGATAGTTGCCAGCGTTGGAGACAGCTGGTCGACGCCGGTAATCAGCGTCTTGATAGTGTCTGCCATCACTCCCCCTGCAGGATCTGGTTGATGCGTTGCGTCTGCAAGATCGACTCGGTGATGACGTCCAGCTGCCTGGACATCATCAGTTCGGGATCGGTCTTCCAGAAATACGCGAGGTCGTAAACGACGGCGATCAGTCCTTCGAGGTCGCTGATGCCGCTGCCATGAAAAAACTCGCAACCTTCCAGCTCAACGTATTGATGTCGCACAGGTCCATCTGATTGACCGACGAGGGCGGGATGCCGGCGCAGACGGCGATGTACTTCGCCGCCACGTCCAGGTCCAGGGAAACTTCCTCGTTCTTGTCGATCCTGTACGGCAGAGCCTTGATGGCCCGCGCTTCCTGCGCCGTAGGGCGCCGGAAGGTCAGTTGCGAAAGGGTTTCGCCGTGCGCTTCGATCGGGCTGGCCAGGTCGATGACTTCACTCATTGCCAGCTCCCCTGATTGCCGTCGAATTGCAGCTCGATGGTGCCGTCGTCAGCTTTGCTGCTCGGCGTATCCACCAGGTAGGCGCCGGACAGGACGTAGGTCTTGCCGTTCTTGAATTCACAGGTGATGGTCATGTCCACACCGGTAGTGAGCAGCTTGAGCGGCAGATCCGCGGTATGCACGGCGGTGAATTTCAACCAGGCAGCCTTTTCGGTTTCCTTGTAGTAACCAGGCACGACGGTCTCGCGCTTGATGTTCATCAGAGGCGCTTCGCCGCCGCCGCTGATGGTCAATTGGGTGCCATCCACTTTGATGTAGCAGGTACCCGCAACTTTCTGACCCATGTTGTTTATCTCCAGAATGAAAAAACCCGCACGAGGCGGGCTTGAAAGGGTTGGTTAGGCTTATGCCGCTTCGTCGTACTGCAAGCGGAACTGGTTGAGCAGCGCGAACACGCGCAAGCCGTTGATGTAGTCAGGCGGGAACATCACGTTCACGCGGCTTGGGTCATTGCCGTCACGCTCGACAATCAGGTGCTGGGCGAACGTTTCGGCGTTCTCCACATGACCCTCTTCTTCAAGACGTGCGTATTGCGCAATCAACTCGCCACGGATGGTGCTCGGCGTGATGATCGGCTGGCCGGCACCGAAGCGCGTGCCATCGTTGGCCAGCTTGTGGCGGCCGTACTTGCTGGTGATGATGCCTTGCAGACGACGGATGATGAACGCCGACTGGTGCATGGTTTCACTGTCCAGGTACGAGTTGTCCGCCTGGCCGTAAGCGTTCTTCTGGTAGGTGGTGATCGAACGCTGAATGCGCACGTAACCGCCTTCGTAGTACGCCGTGGCGATGCCGTAACGCAGCAGCGACTCACGCTCGGTCAGGGTGAAACGCTGACTGGCCGGCGCCGGATCGATACCGGGCATGGTGCCGCTCTGGGTCGGACGGCTGGCGTCGGCAGAAATGAACACCGCCGTGCGCGCAGCCAGGGCAGCGGCTTGCAGCCAGACCGGTTGCGGCACACCATTTTCGACACCCTGCAGGGTGATGTGCTGGTCGTTGCGCAGTTGACCTGCGGCCACCAACGTACCAACCGTGCCGCGCTTGGCGCTGTAAACGTGGCCGTACAACTGACGCGCCCAGCTCCAGCGACCGGTGCTGTCGTCCATTGCCGCTTTCCAGGCATCCAGCGTAGCAGTGTCGGTCCAGGGCATGCAGATGAACTCGAACGGCTCATCGCCCAGCGCAGCCAGTGCCTTGAGCTGATCAGGCGTACCTACGCCACCAGTCATGGCGGTGACTGCCGCCGTCAGGCCGGCAGGAACGACTTCGCCATTGGTCTTGCCCTGGCGATTGAATTCCAGCTGGATGTCATTGCCGCTTGCCCCGCTCCATTTGCAGGAAAGGGTCAGCACACCCGCTTCGACAGCCGCGGTGATCGGCAGATCAGGTGTGGCGTTGATTTTCACCGACAGTGCCGTGGCCGCTTGGGCAGCGGTTGCGCCGTTAACGACAGTGGCCTGCACTCGCATGCCGCCGACATACAGGTTCAGCAGACCGGCTTCGGTCGCCGCCCCGCTGAGGGTGACTTTCGCACCGGCCTTGGCGCCTTCGGTATTGAGCAGCGGCAGGCACCAGACTTCGCCGGTGGGGTCCGCCTTGCGCCAGGTTTCATACATCGAGGCCAGCATGGAGCCCTGACCGCCGATGTTTTTCGCCAGCGCCACGCTTGGCACCAGCACCAGAGAACCCAGCTCAGGGCCGGACACATCGTCGTTGACCTGCGCAACGATCAGTCGACGCATGCTGGCCGACGCGCTGTTGGCGGCCGAGTTGTCCATCTCCGCATAAAACAGCGGAACGCGAACATCGGATGGAATGTTGTTAAAGCTGATAGCCATTGTTTGGCTTCCTCTTGGTTAAGCCGTGAAGGCTTGATGGGTGGTGGTGGATTGCTCGGTTTTAAGGGTGATGTCGCCGTCGTTCTGACGACGCTGCCACCAGGCGTTGAAGGTCACCTGCCGGCCTTCGACGGGCAGCAAATCGCCCGCCTCCGGATCCGGCACAGTGCGGCCCTCGGCCGGTACTACAGTGATGCGTTGAGTCATGGGGTTACCTCTGCTGTGAACTTCGCTTCGATACGGCCATCAGGGCCGGGGGATTTCAGGTTCGGATCTGCGGGGTCAACGCAGTCCATCTCAATGGTGGCGCCGGTAAACCCGGGCAAACCATCCAGATACGCTTCGTGCCAGGTCTCGGCAGGCTGATCGGAGGTATTGCGGCCCAGTTGAAACTGCGCTGCAAAGCCGAAGCGATACGTCACCCGGTCGCCGCTGATCTGCACCAGCGCGCCACCGGTGTACTGCATCGCGTCGTAATCGTGATCCGGGTTCCAGCCCACCAGCGCACGCCACAGTTCGGCGCGCAGGGCATGCAGTTGCTCACTGGCTTCCTGCCCGCGCTTGTCACCGCCATCGAGCACCACCACGACATCGATCGTGTCGGTGATGTTCTGGCGAATGACGTTCTGCAAATCGTTGGCGGTGGACTGATCGCCAGTGGCAATCACGTACGCCGACGGGTGGGCGAGCTGATCACCGAGGGCGACCGCCGCCCAGTCGATACCGGCACTGATTCGCCCGGCAAAGCTCGGGCAGGTCGCCTGCAAGTGGGCAACTATCGGGGTTATCTTCATGAGGGGTTCCGCGTGTGTTGAAGGTTGATTGCGGCGTGGGAAACGCCTACTGGTTCGCCTTGCCCAACGCCTCATCAGCCTTGTCTGCAGCACGGCTGGCCGTGTGAGCGGCCTGATTGGCAATTGATGCAGCACTCTCGACCTTGTCTGCCGCCTGGGTGGTGGTTTCGGCCAGCCTGTCCAGGCGCCGGTCGCGCTTGCCCAGTGCTGCGTCGTAGGCATTGCGAACCTCGGCCAGCTGCTGCGTATGCTCGGCATTCGCCGACCACTGCCCGGCCTGAAAACCGAGCATCAGGCAGCCAGCGATCAGCAGCACGGAAATCAGCCAGACCTCCAGGCGCCGCCACCAATGGCGAGCGATGAAATCAATTGCGCATCTGTGCATCGTTTGCACCTCCGAGTTGGGATCGCAGCCGGGCTATTTCGGCGCTTTGCGTGGTGACCTTGTCGGTGAGTTGAACGATGTGGCTGGTGAGGGCTTCGATCTTGCCCTCCATCCGCCCAACCGCTGCGGCGAGCTCGTTGCGCTCCTTGGCGAACTGATCAGCCCGCGCTTCGGCTTCCTTGCGCGCCTGGCGCTCGGAGTCGAGCAGTTCATTGAGGCGGCGCACCGTACCGATGTCCGCGTTGTCCATCGCCCGGTCTGTTGCATCTCTGGAAAGAAACTTGCGCAGCCATAGAAAGCCGCCAAGCAGAATTGTGCCCGTGCCGCCCAGCCAGGTAGCTGTGCCTGGGCCTAGGTCGGTTGGGTCCATTGGTGCTCCGTAATAGGGTGGTGGACTCTCAAGGCCCTCGAAAATCGAAAGCCTGAATAAACTGGAAAGAGCCCCTTGATGCGGGGCTCCGTTGTTGGGTCAGAACGGAATGACTTGCACCGTCATGCTTGTGCATAACCCCATAGGGCAATGCGCTCGGCAAAGTACGGTGTGACCAGTGCGACGGTCTCCGCCTGATTGCTGGCCTCCAGGCTCATCTTTTCGCCATCGGTGCCTGGCCCTGTGACCCACAGTGTCACTGGCACTTTTTCCGCCTTCGCTTTATCGAGCAGGTTTTTCAGCGCGGTGCGACCGGCAGCCGTTGGCGGAATCCCTGTTTCGCCGATAAATGCGGCCATCTTGTTGGTCTTGGCATAGGTCAGAAATGGACCCACGATTTCATCGCGCAGAACGGTCGGCGAGATCAGGTCGTTGTTATTGGCGTAGGCACCGCTGGAGCTTTTATCGTAATCGCCGTAAGCATGGGCTTCCCAGACAATTGCATTGGCCGGGTCGACGATCTTCGACTGAAGGTTGGCAGAGACGGTGGCCCAGTTTCTGGCGCTTGCAAACTCAAGCCCACAAATGAACACCGGCTTTTTCGAGCTGTTGCGCAACGCCTGCAGCACGGTATTCATCGTGCTGATGTACAGCGCCTCAAGAGCAGGGAACGTAATGTAGTCCTTGGCACCCACCGTAGTATTCGAATACGGCTCGTTACCCAACCCCCAGCCCAGCACCATCGGATCGTCGCATTCGGTGACCAGCTTCTGGTGAAAGTTGGCCAGGTGAACGGCGCTCCAGAAAGTGCCACTGACACCGTTCCCATCCTTGATCAATACCGACTCGGTTGCCTTCCAGCCGTTCTGATTACCGGCCTCCGCGGCAGGAAGAATGCGCCCGGTCAGGTTCCCGTTTGCATCGGTTTCGTAGCGATGTAAACGCATGTAGTGGTGCGGATCAGGAATGATTCTGGCCTCGCCATTGGAGTCTTCACGAATCCAGCCAAGCATTTCTTTCCAGCGCTTCACGAAGTCGGTATTCAGGTTCGCCCCTTGGCCTGGCAAGCCGTCCAGAGTCGACAGCTGAATAGCGCGCTGAAGTTCGAACGGGAAACGGATCAGACGCACGCCCCGACTCTTGACCCAGGTAGTGATGGTTCCACGATTGGGCCACTGATAATGAGTCCCTGCCTCGCCCGGCACGATCTGCCCGGCGTTTGCCACTGAACCCAGGTTGATACCTACCAGCGGAATATTCTTGAGCTGGCTGACAGCAGAACTGCTATTGGACATGATTAATACCTCTGGTTAGCACCGCGAGGCAGCAACGACGCTGCTGTACCTCTGTCGCTCAACGGCGATAACTCGAGGCTCGTGGCCTTCACATGATTCAACGTTCCGCAGCGGGAACATTTGATCTGGAGCTCTGTGTACTCACCCATGCGGGCCAGCAGCTTTTTGCACTGCCCGCATCGATAGTCCTTCAACATGTGCACTGGCCTCCGTGTGCCTGGCCCAATAAAAAACCCCGCCGAGGCGGGGTTTGAGATGGGTCGCGAGTGACCGGTTGTGGCTGTTGATCAGCCTGTTTCCGGCTGCTGCCCTGAGGCGCAAATCGCATATCGTGGGACCTTTTTACCCCCCTCCGGAAAGCCTGGGAAGGGGCAGTTTCGGGGTGGGTCGAGTTTGACCGGAGTTCAACACGAGTTCGGCCGCAGCTGTGCAATCGACCCGGATAAACGGCGTGAAACCGTGTCTTCATTTACCCTTGCGCAGCCTTGTCGGCGACGGCGTTGTTGCTTCTGGAAGCGCTGCGCTCAGCGAGAATCGCCAGCACTTGCTGGTGAAGCTTGTCGATCCAGTTGCGATAGGTGCGGTCTGCGCCTTCATTGATGCCCACCAGACGCATCTGCTCGCGCACCGGCAACGACTCGACATAACGCAATGTCGCCAGTTGCGCCAGTTCAGGCCCGCGGCTCTTTGCAGGGCTGCGCGAAAGCTGCGCCACAGCCGCCTCGACTTCGCTGCTTATATAGTCCAGGCCGCTGCCATTACCCACCAGTGCGCGCGAGCCGGGTGTGCGGCGCGGAATGTACGCGCCCCATTCCATGATCCCGGCCATCGGGCTGCTCAGTCCGCCGCCCAGGCCAATGCGCATGCGCTGTTCACCCCAATGCTGCATCACGGCTTCTATTTTCTCGATCATCGTGTCTCTCCTGTAGGACCTTTCGGAAACGCTGCGCAACGTCTTTCGCTGCGCAGAACCAAGGCCTTACAATACATTTTGTATTTTTATGACACAACGAAGCATTACATTATGTATATTGCTCAACACCCTACAGCCTGTATGATTCGACGCATGAACAGAAAATGGTATGAAGTCGCAAGACAGGTCATGGAAACCCAGCAGATCAGCCAGGAAGAGATGGCTGAGCGGATGGGCGTGACGCCCGGCGCGGTAGGGCATTGGCTGAATGGCAAGCGTGAGCCGAAGATCGAGGTTATCAATCGGTTCCTGACCGAGCTCGGCCTGCCGATTCTCACCACCTCCATTCCGGCCAGCGAGCCCGGCATGCACAACGTGGAGCCCACGGTGCAGCCCTCGCGTTTCTATCGCTATCCGGTCATCAGCTGGGTAGAGGCCGGTGGCTGGAGTGAAGCCGTCGAGCCCTACCCTGCCGGCTATTCGGACACCTTCGAGATCAGCGATTATAAAGCCAAGGGCAGAGCCTTCTGGCTGGTGGTCCGTGGCGATTCGATGACCGCACCCGCAGGCCAGAGCATTCCTGAAGGCATGTTGATTCTGGTCGACACCGGAATCGAGCCCACTGCCGGCAAGCTGGTCATCGCCAAACTGCCGGAAAGTAACGAGGCCACGTTCAAAAAACTGGTCGAAGACGCCGGACGCTACTTTCTCAAGCCGCTGAACCCCGCCTACCCGACCCTTGCGGTGACCGAGGAGTGCAAACTGATCGGTGTCATCAGGCAGATGACGATGCGTCTCTGACCCGGCATGCCACGTCCAAGCCCCGATAACCGGGGCTTTTTCATGCGCCACTGTTTCGTCCCGGGCAGGTGTCTGTGTAGGAAACATTTGTAGCTTGCGTGAGAAACACCCCTCAATTACTGTATGCACATACAGTAAAAAGGAATTCACTCATGCTCAAGCAGTTCCCCGACACCTCGCAACATGACGCTTACCTGGCCTTGGCACAGCGCATTCAGGACGCTATCACCAGTGACAAGGCGCAGATCGAGCATCAGGTCCTGCTGATCAGGGAGCCTGGCGAATCGGTGGCTCACTGGGAGCGCATCATGGATCAGATCAGCGAGGCCGAAGGTATCAGCGTCACCCGCAACCCTGAAAACGGCACTGCTCGCGTGTCCTGGTACATCGATTCCCTGTGAGACGAACAATACAAATCGTATTTAAAATACAAACTGTATTGTCACGACGCGCTACATATCGTATTGTTTGTCTGCACCCCATCTCGGGAGTACTCACATGCAAACCACAGGGAGTCATGGAATGAACGAAATACTGGATCAACTTCGCAAAGAATTCGCCACGCCGTGCCCTTCACTGAGCGCCGTCCGAGAGCGTTATTTTTCGCACCTGTCGAACGACAGGAATCTGCTGCGCAAGATCAACGCAGGACGCATCGACTTGAAGGTCAGCCGCACAGGCGGCAGTCGTCAGGGTCACCCCTTCGTGTACCTGCATGACCTGGCCAACTACCTGAGCGCCATCGTGACCAACAGGGCAGCCTGA